TATCTACTCTCCATTTGCGCCCTCCATTTCTTTCAGCTTGGCTTCGGCTTCCTCTTTTGTAAGGAATACGGTTTTCCCAAAATCGCATTTTCTAAAATACGCTCCGATAAAGTGATTTGTTGCTTTTGCATAAATTCTATATTGCTCCCCGCATTCATAGAAAGTTACACTAGAAATAAAAGCTTCATACACTTCATCTTTCATATTTTCATCATATTCAATGTCATCAAACACATTAAACGGAGAAGTAACTACCCATACGGTATCTCCCACCTTGCACGGCAACCGCAGAAGCAATCCCTGCTCCTCGGCATCCTCATCGCGTTTCAGCTTTTCTCTTAAGTCTGCCATTGCCCACATATTACGGTAGAACACGGCAATCAGACCACGGACATCTGAAAATGGGTCTATTGTTAAATTGTCCAGTATTTCCTCGTCAAACTCTGTATCATCTACTGGCAACTCATCTTTTGTCAATGTGACCATGAGGTTTCTGGCGAAATCTCGTGCATCCATTTCCATCTCATAATCTCTATATCTGGCATTACCTTCGCTGTCTACATAGCAACTGTTATGTGCCAGCTCAACCATTGACATATCAGATACGCTTTTATTTGTCGTTAATCTCTCCATACTATCCCTCGCTTTCTGCCCGAAGCCATTTAAGCCATCCTTTTTTATTCCAAGTGCTTCCACCAAGTACGTCTTTCGTCACAGCATCAAACCATTTTGCCAGTTCCTCATCCGTCATGCTTCGGATCCGGTCTGCATTGGTCCTTTTCTTTTCAACTATGTATCCATCAGGATGTATTCCATTTTTCATATTTCTACCTCACTAAATCCACGGTTTTTACTGATACTCCATCCATTTTTCCGGTTCTGTAATATTCATCCGTATCAAAAAACAGAATGCGACCATCATCTTCCCCAGCATCTTCACTTCCGGCAAGTGCAATGCTTACACCATTTTTTATCAGTGTGTTTTTTAATAGCGTTAGTGCCGCGCTTATCTCCATCTTTGTTTCTTCTTTCATATCATGCCTCGCTTTCTCTATATGGTTTCATCGTCGTCATCCAAACGATCAAGATTGTCAAATATGTTTCCGATAACCTCACAATCCTCTGAACTGTAAGCATCCCCGTAAATATGGCGGTAGAACCATCCTCTTTTGGGCAGACGCCAGCTTGCAAAATTTTGATCCCAACCAACAAGCTCTGTTGTGTTTCCGCACTTAACAATATCGTCCTCCCAAATCAGTTTGCCGTTCTTATCGTATTGCCCTGTACATCGGCAAACGGTATCTTTCAGCACTTCGACAGCTGTTTTCAGCAAGTTATCTGCGTGTATTGGTTGCCCTGTGTTGTGATGTGGCAAGATGTATGGGACATCATTTACCACAAACAAAAATCCTTCCACCCATTCCCTGTCATCTCTCCGCTCCCCGCGGAATAAATATTCCTTCAAAATCCACTGCTCAGGCTCCGGCTTCTTTGCATCCGTTCTCATGCATTCAATCATTTCCCTGCTCCTTTCCGCACCGCAGCTGATACGGCACCTCTCTGAATCTCTTAAGCGCGTCGCCGCTATCGTTGCGCGTTTTTTCTTTCATACCTTTATCTCACTTTCACATCAGTGTCATTTCTGCGAATTTTAAAATCCAACCCACACTCTTCTTTCAAGATCTGTATCTGGTCTTCCCATGTGGCATAATCATCCATGATGCATTCTGCCTTTTTATTGAAGCGATCAACAAATCTTTGTATGCGGCTTTTACCAAAGTCAAACTCGTCGTGCAAAACCATTGCAGACAAAATCGTTACCGTGTCTATGGTATTTGCTTTAATCTTGCTGACGCATTCATCTATTGCATTCTTTGGTAGCGCAAGTGGTAATTTTGTTGCGCCGCGAAAGCGGCACTCTTCTTCCAGAGAGTCAATTCCATTCTCCTTTGCAATTCGCAAGGCATACGCCATTCCCTCACGCCTAAGTTCTTCATCTTTATTTCTCATGAATTAGTTCTCCTTTCTTTTTCATCTCAATCGAATCGAGTTCCAAAAAGGACTGTGCATATATCTTTGAATTCATTTTCACGATCAGAAATTTGACCATCCAATTCATCGAGCCTATTAAGTAATGCTTTCTGGTATTCTTTTTCTGTAAAATCCGTATTGCGTTTTCTTCCCCTTGTTCTTATTGGAAGTTTTACATTTTCTCCGTTTTCCAATAAAATCCCAATAATTTTGTGCCTTGGGACGTCGTTTAGTTCCGCAAGAATCTCCAACTGTTCACCTTTATGCTTTGCATGTCGGTACCTGTTGCAAATTTCGCATTCGCCCATCTCCATCATTTCTTATCACGCCCTTCCATAACATTTGTTTCCGCCAAAGTTTTTTCTAATTCATCATAGTCATAAGATCTCTGATGAAAGTTATTAAATTTGTTTTTTGATCTTGGGTTACTCTCTTTCTCCTGCTTCTCCCAACTCCTTAATGCGGCTTTCCAGTCGGTTATTATTTCTCCATTACGTTTCCAACCTATTGATTTGTAGTAATCAATAAATGATTCTGCGCTAACACCATTCTTCCTCTTACGGCAATAATCAGCCACTTCCGCCAATGACGGTATGCACGCTTCCACTTCTTTCCCCGGCGAGCTTCCTGCGCTTCTTATTGCATTCACTCCGGAAAAATTTTTTGAAGCATCAAATGTGTATGCGCCATTTCTTTTCGTATAAAGCATTGATTTTTCTTCTGCATAATTGGTTGGCTTATAACGGTCTTTTTGAATGCAGTTATGTAATTTCCAATGTTTTATGACAATAACATTAGATCCTGGAAAAGTAAGAACATAATGTTTGTCAATGAGAATTTGCAAGTCTTCCTTTGAAGCCTGGCACTCTCTTACTGTTTTATTGGCGCAGTCAACAAAACCGTCGTCATCTGCCCGTATGCATAAATGAAAAAACAACCCCTGCGCTGTGAGCGGCATGTCAAGAAAAGCATCTGACGTCACTAAATCTATGCGAAACATCCGCTTACTTGCCATAATATCTCCTTCAAGTTCCAAAAAATTATCACTTTTCTACTTCCAAAAGCTCAATGACACGCGATCCTGCATCTTCCGGTCTGCAAAAAACAAATTTCACGCCGTACTTAATCTGCATTGTCAGCATTGCTTTTCCAAGGACTTCCCCGCTTGTTGGCGGTGCCTTTGGAAGCGGTACATTCAACCACTTTCCAATGCCGTGCATGTACTTTATCTTGTTGTATCTCTCAAGCCTTGGATTGTGCCAATGAAAAACGTCTTCAATAGTTTTTATTCCATCCATGTTCTCAACCAAAACATACAGTGCTATATTGTTGTTCTGCGCCAAAATACACTCGTCTCGGAACCTTGGATGCTGTTTTCCGCAGACGTTTCCCGTAATCTCCTGCATGTCCTTCTTAGTATCTACGGCAACCTTGTAGCTTCCAATAAAGTCCATCTTCTTAACTTCCATCTTTCTTGCTGACTTTCGTCTTATAACGTCAAGAACGGTTTCTTCCGCGATAACATAATCTCCAACTGGAAGAGGTGCTCGTAGCACCTCTATGTCATTACGATCAAAATAGCGATTCTTAAGTATGTGCTGACCCTCTTTCTGACCTTTGTCCTCGATCAATAACATACATATCTCCCTTCCATTGATTTATCCGAGTCATTATTAAGTAAAAGGCAACTCTTCCTCAATTCCATCCGGAATATCCATAAAACCATCCGAATCTGTCATAGGCTGCGGTTTGTAACTTCCGTTGTCCTGCGAAGCCTGTTTGCTCTCTGCAAATTCACAGCTTTCGATCAAACACTCATTGGTGTACACCTTATTACCGTCTTTGTTGGTGTAACTTCCGGTCTGCCAGCTTCCTTCAATTACAAGCTTTGTTCCCTTTTTGCAATATTTTTCAAGGAACTCTGCTCTTTTACCAAACGCAAGGCAATTGATATAATCTGCCGTTGGCTGTCCATCCTGCTTAAATTTTCGGTCAACCGCCAGAGTAATTCTACCGATAGCTGTTGACTTCTCGCCCTGCGACCATCTTACTTCCGGGTCTTTGGTGCATCTTCCCATTAAAATCACTTTATTCATTCACTTATTCCTCGCTTCCTTAAAACGGGTAAAGGTTCATATCGACCTCTAATCCACGTTCCGCCACGTAAACATCTGATCCATATTTAACTGTTTCTTCTGTCTTTTGTTTGAATAATGCCGAATCTGCTGATTTATCTGATAAGTGAATTAGAACAACATTTCGCAATGCCGGATTATCGTTAGTAGAAATAAATTTAAGCGCCGTTGGCAGGCCCATGTGACCTCTTAATCTGTGCTCGTAATTTGGCTCTTCTCGGTTCACAAACTGCATATCGTAGTTGGCTTCCACCATGATGTGATTAATGTCCTTAAATCGCCATTTGACGTATTCTGTGTCTGTTGCATACACAAGGCTTCCCATATCTGGATGCGTAATGTAAAACCCAACGCACGGACACTCTGAACCGTCTCCGTTGTTATGTAGCCATCTTCCAGATTTATCACGGTTTTCAAATGCTCTTATGTCAAAATTTCCTTTTCTAAAACGCATTTCAGAATCTTTTATCGGCTGTCTGCATGGTTCAAAAACAGGAATGCCAGCTTGCACATATTGTAAGCTATAAAGACTATGGTCAGTATGGAAATGGGTAGTAATCACAGCCTTAATTTTCATCACATTGAAATCCAGTGCTTTCTTGACTTCCATGAATGGCAACCCAGCTTCGATTATCAAGGCTTCGTTTTCATTCTCCAGAATGTAGCAGTTGCCGGATGAACCAGAACCTAAAACTTTAAGTCTCATTAAAGAACTCACTCCTCACATCAATAATCTGTCTCGTCTGTCCCAACAATGCCCTATTGTGCTTTGCTCTCTGCTCATTGTCACAGATAAATTGCTTGCAAATTTCTGGTCGAACCGGATAGATTCTGCATTTCTCGCAACTCTTATCCGTATCAAGAAACGGACAAGTCATATCATATGGTCTTTTCACAGTAGGAAGCAGGTGCTTACATTCTTTGATGTGGTTCTTACGGACATATCTGTGAATAGCAGCTACCTCTTTTCTACTCATTGGTAAAAGGTTGAAACAGCAGTTACCGCATTGGCTACATTTTCCATCTTTGCAAAAGTTGTAAATGTTATCTTCCATTCCTTTCTGTACGGATTCTAAAAATGATATAACTTCCATATGCTACTCCAATTCTTCATCCGCCGGAAACTCAAATACTCCACTCAAACCCATAGTGAGTTTTTCGTCAATTCCATCTGGCGGTGTCTGCCCCATCTTTACAAGATTATGGCACACATAAGCCATTCTTAATTCTTCCATGGCTTCTTCTGCCTTTTCTTCCGTGGAATATTTAGCAACAACCATGTCACTAACAAGCTGTTCTACCCCGGTAAGGTTCTTATTCAGAAAGTAGATATCTTTCTGAAAGCGATAAATAATTACCTGTTCATACGGCACATCAATCGTGCCGTCCTGGCTAATAACTCTCATGGCAACCTCCTATCTGAAAAACAGAAACCACACCAAGGCTGCGAATGAATCGGTGAGGGCAAGCAGAAATACAATGACAAGCACCCATCTTCCAAATGTCATTTTAATTTTCTTGCCAATGGCAGCCGCAACCTTTTCTTCTAACGTGACATTCTCCCTGGCAAAAAATCTCACAATCAAAAATGCTATCCACAACAGAATTGCTAACTTTACAAAAATCATGATCCATATCCTCCTAATCTTTCATAAACTCCGGCACATTCTCGTCATTCTCAACGACTTCTCCGGTTACCTTTTCCGTCTCTGCCATCTTTGGGTCTTCCACAGTTTCTGCAACTTCCGGCTCAACAGGGAAATCCTCGGTATTTGCGTTTTCTGCAATTTCTTCCTGTGTCTGAACATAGGTTTCATCAAGCTGATTGAATGACTGCTTTGCCATACTGTTAAAGTCCTTGCGATACTTCTTGATTGCATTGTTTCGCATCTTACGAACAATCATAGATTCCGGCGTATCAAGCCATGCCGCGCTGATATACGGCTTTGCAACCTCACATTCCAGCATTTCATCAACTGTTGAACATTTTCTCAAAGCATCGAAAATTTCTTCTTTCTTTGACTTGATTTTGCTTAACTGCTCCGCAGATGCCTTGTAACGATTCTGGCAAATACCGAAAGTCTCATTCATCAGATTGTTACGCACATGAGCAAACAGATTAACCTTTACGCCGTCTCTCTCTGCGATCAGATACTGGAACGTGCCGTCCTTTAATTTCAGTGGATAAACAATGCGGATCACTTTCTGTGAAAGTCCTTTCTCTTCCCATTCCGGCGGTGTCATTTCGATTCCCTTATGCTTTGGATAAGAAAACTCATCCCCCTCTTTGACAAGCCAGCAAGGATATACGGTATCTACATTCTCCCCATAGTTACGAAGCAATGCATCGTTGCCGTCTCCCTCGATTCCCATTTCTACGACCTGTACATAGTTTTCTCCGGATTTCTTTGTGCGCAACTGAAAATAGCACTCTCTCGGCACTGCATTCGCATTAAGCTTAAGACTTGCGCACTGACCGACAACCTCGCGCAGATTTGATGTATCAAGTCCGTTTAAGTCCTTGATTTTATCGCTATCCTTAACAAGTTGATAGATGCTTGTCATAGCTGACATAGCGCATTGCTTTGAATAATCATCATACGGAACGCCGCATAACTCAAAATCCTTTGTAACAAGGTTTGTTATTGAATTAGTCCACTGACTGACCGCAGTGTTGACTTTCTGCACCTCTAAATTATTTTTCTGTGCCATAATTAACCGACCTTTCCTTAAATTGAATTAAATGCCTGAACTGCATACAGTTCATTCGATGTCTTTTTGTACACCTCTCCATCAATCAAAACGGTATATTCGCAGCGATCTTTTTTAAGATCTACCTTGTGAAATTTCTTTCCGCCCCAAAATGTTTTTGTTTTAACAACCATAACTATTCCTCGCTTTCTTCAAATTCTTTTAACTGTTCCGCTAACTTCTTGCATTCATCCGTGACATATTCCTCCGTGCGAATGACAGCCTCATCAATCGGATATCTACTCGTTACCCTTTTCTTTAACAAATACATGTCCTTTCTACTTGGAAACAGATCTATTGCACGGTCCAAATCATCCGCGTCTCCATAGTGCGCACAGTCAAATCCAAACCACCATAAATCACTTTCAATGGGATAATCTGAATGTTCTCCACCGCCTGCGTATGTAATACCGCCGTGGCACTGAAAATATGCTTCGATGCGGATTCTCTCGTCCTCGTCAAGGCAAACACCGATCAAAGGGAAAATTCCACTTACCGCTCTGTCTACAACATCAGATTTCTTGATTTCAAGGTGATCGCCGTAATCTTTTCCGTATAACGGATGATTCTTTGGAATACCGACATAACCGCATCTGTGCCCGACATTTCCAAATATGACAACACATTTGTAGCCTGCATGTTCAAACTCACGCTCGATGATGTAGCGTTTTTCCGGATCTTCATATTTCTTCACAACCGCCACCTTATCAGCACCGTAGGTTTCCACCCATGCCATATCCACTGATTCATCTGTAACTGTCAGCTTTGCACCTTTGGGCATTTACAACCGTATCACCGGCTTTTACGGAATCCTCGGTGCGGTATGTATAACTTCTGGTGCTGTTAGGAAATTTTGCTTTAATATAATGCATCATTAACCCTACTTTTTCACATATCCATTTGACAAATTTTCAAGAATACGCAAAAGCCTTTCGTTTGTTTCTGAGACTTTTCTAAGTTTTTCTTCAAGGCAATATTTATTTCTCATAAGTTCATCTACCTTTGTTCGCAAATCCGAGTTTTCAGCCTTCAATTTTTCAATATCATCCATGTACACGACCTCTCTTTCCTTTATTTCTCATATCTTTCTCGCAATACGGAAGAGAACAATGTCCGGCTCTTTCCCAGAACCCCTTACTTGCACTCTTCCAACGCTTGCACGACATACACCGTGCATCCGGCTGTGTGATGTTGTTGCTTGTCCCTACTCTTGACATTCTACACACCCTCCACTTTCAACTGTTTGTCCTCGGAAACGCTCAAAAGAATTAACTGCGCATCCATATCCGGCACATTGAACTCATTCAGCGATTCGGCGTTATCTACGAAAATCGGTACGCTCACACCGTATAACTCGCTAAGAGAACGGATAATATCAAGTCCGGCTACGATTCTGTGACCACTGTTCAAAGTTGAATACGGTACGCCGTTTACGGTACACTCACAACAATCTTTCATACCGCCATTTAACTGCATTTCAAAGAGTTTGAAATTAACCGTCTTGAAATGACTGTTGATGGATTCAGAAACCTTGTTGAGTTTGAAACGAATGAACTCTTCCAACAGGTAAAGAATCTGTTCCTGATCCGCAACCTTCTGCCCGATTTCTTTCTGTTCTTCCTGCAACTGCCATATACGTTCATCAATCTCAACATTCATGGATGCCTTTGCAATAGTGCTGTTTACTTCATCAAGATGTGCCTGCAACTCTTCTTTTTCAGATTTTAAGGTTTCAACTGCTGCATCCTCTCCATTAGCTTTCAGATTTTCGATTTCTACCAGAACTTCATCGTGTCTGGCTTTCATCTTCACATACTCTTCGTTCTGTGAATAATCTGCTTCTTCCGGTATCTTTGATAACTGATTTAAGAGATCTTCTTTTTTAGCAATAGTATCCTGTTCCTGTTTCTTTAATTTTTCGATTTTTTCCTGCAGATTTGAATTTTCCTGTGTCAATTTAGAGATAAGATCTTTCATTGCAGTTCCAATATTAATCAGACGCTTCAATTCAACATTCTTATCATTGTCAAACTTAAGTCTTTCTGTTTTCATCTTTTCTTCTGCATCCGACTTGGCTTTAGACTTTCTTTCTTCAAAACCATCCTTTAACCGATTGATTTTTTCGTCCGGCAATCTCTGACCACATAACGAACAAACAGTGCTATTCTCGTCAAACACCCACTTCGATCCATCAAACAAGTACGGTGTTTCATCAAATGCCTTGGCTTTCTCTGCATTGTACTGCTCGCCAAGTTTCTTGCGCTCTGTGTCCGCATCTGTGATAGCCTTCGCGTTGTCAGAAATCTGTTTTTCTTTTAAAGAAATCGTAGATTCAAAGTGATCTAACTCGTTTTTGCACCCGCGCAAGTCAGCTTCAAGTTCACTTCTCATATTTTTCATATCACGGTTCATGGTCTGCATAATCCCAGACATATCAAACTGCAACTGCATTTCTTCACGTTTCAGTTCTTCCGTGGCATTTCCTGCGTTCTTAATCTTTCCTTCAATCTCTTTAATTTTTCGCTCTAAATCAACCTTTGCAAGTTCCTGCTCCGCCACATCCACGTCAACCTTAGATTTCTCCGCTTCATCAATGCGAACCGGAATTTCAGCCTGTTTCTTCTTCCACTCGCTCAATGCTTTGGAGAATTTTGCTCTAATATCATCCGTAGACGGTGCTTTTTCCAATTCCGAAAGCAATGGTGCATACTTTGCGTCCGTCTGTGCCAGCTCTACATCTGAAACCTCTGAAACAAGTTTCATAAGAATATCTCTCTGGTCTTTCCATTTCAAGGAAGAGAAATACTGCGGATTAGTCAGCATTTTGAACATTTCCTCGCTCTGTGCCAATTCCGAAACATATGCCTTGAAATCCGCTTCACTCTTCGGATAGCCGTCAATCTCAAACGAATTAACATTCCCCTGCAATACTGCCGTATCGGTTCCACGCTTCTTAACCCAGTTCTGTTTCTGTGTCTTGGAAAGTTCAACTTCCTTTCCATCTACATCCAGAATGGCAGACACCTTGATCTCCACATTATCAACTCGTATTCCTTCGTTCAGTGGTCGTACATTAAACTTTTCCTCTCCAGAACTGTTCTTGTTGAAAAGCAGCCATGTAAACGCATCAAAGATCGTTGTCTTTCCTACGGCGTTCTGTCCGCTGATCTTCGTTTTGCCCGAGAAAGTCACGTCAAGCATCTTGATTCCCTTGAAATTCTCGATGTGAATACTCTTAATTGTTATTTTCATTTTTCCCCTCCTCAATCACATCACATTTGCTTACGGAAACATCATAAGCCACTTTCTTCTCAAACTCCGTGTCAGAAATCTTCTTGTCGTATTCTCGGCTCTGGATTCTGCCAATCAACTTAACACGGGTCCCGATTTTAAATCCGCCTGCAAATCTTGCATTTCTTCCCCAGGCAATGCACGGAATGTAATCAGATTTCCCATAATCTCTGTTTACTGCAATCAGCATGTCTGTGATCTCGCGGCCAAGTGGTGTCTCTCTGTAATTCGGCTCTTTGCAAACATATCCATTGATCGTAATGCAATTCTTGTCAATATTCGCATCTTTTGAGTCAATCGCCTCGATGTCACAAACAAACACGGATAAGATCAACCGGCGTCTGGTACCTTCCTGTTTGTTGAATGATCGATAACTTCCAGAAACCCTTACCGCCATTCCTGAATATCTGTCCTCCATGTCAAACAGTCTTTCTGAAATGGTTAATGGGATCTCGTCTACGGCGCCACTCTTTCTTTTTACTCCAAGAGACATTTTGTAAAAATTCTCTCCGTATGATTCATACATAAACTCCGGCTCTGAAATAATCACGCCTGCCAGTTCCACTTTGTTGTTTTCCATTGTTTCTTTATTCATATTTGAAATTCTCCTCGTATTATAATGTAGTAGTGTTTATAGACCCTCTCCAAAGTCTGATTCCGTTTCTTCATGAAGTCTTTCAAGTTCAACCGTCCTGTTCATTATGCTTTTGGCATATTCAGTGCGATTCTCGTATGTTCTGGTCAACGCATCTGATTTTCCGCTATAGATCATAAGAACTGTACTCATGTCTCCCTCATATTTCTCAAACAACTCCGCCAGATAATCGCATCCAACAAGGATATTCCCATACGGATCATAGAGATCTTCTACTCCAAGACGTTCCATCCGGTCTCTGTGATATTTTTCATAAATTTGCATGAGACCTTTGCATCCACCATTCTTCACATCGGCTTGTCCACTGCTTTCATGCTCGATAATCGCCATTACCATTTCCGGGCAAATATGATATTCGTTTGAAATCCCCTTTATATAAGGAAGATACTCATTTGAAATCCATGTATCGCTCGGTTCCGTTGCTGTCGTATGTAATGTAGGTAATACCATCGTCAGTGTCATCACCATCAACATAATAATCATGATCTTCGACAATCTCTTCCGCATCCTGCCATCCTCCTTCAATTCTTGATCCGGCATACAATAAAAGTAAGCTGATTATGGTCGGTATCGCTACAATAGGATTTTCCGTTGCATCCGCACACATACAAAGAAAAAAGATCGCCGAGCCTACAAATTCAATCACCCTTGCCAACTTCTTCATCCGCACTTCACTCCCGCCACTTATAAGAATCACTTTCAATTTCCTGCCCGTGCAAGGACACAAAATCTGTTATTACCGCAATAAATTCTGAATTGGTTGGCTTCCCCTTTTTCGTCGAAACCGTATAACCAAAAATCTCATTGATCGCATTCACATTGCCATTTATCCATGTGACCTCTATTAAGTTCCGGATGTTTCTTTCTACTTTGGATGCGGTAGTTCCGTTCTCTTCTGCGATTTTTGCATAAATTTCCTTCATAACACATCTAAGCGCATCCCTGTCGTCCAGACATTTCTCTATCGCTCTAATTGTGTATGTGTATCCTTTGAGCGAATGGCTTGCGCCGATCTGATCTAATGTTTTTCTTAAAGCAATATTCGTTTGTTTATCCATGAATTCCTCCTGTTAATCTTTCCAATTTCATATTTTTGTTGGAAACTACCAGTTTGCCATGCTATTCTTCATCAGCGCAACCTCTTTCCAAGAACTTGTTGACGAAGTATATCTGACCTTTTCCTGTTACCTTGGTTGTCCGAGTAATTCTTACTGATCCATCCGGATTCTGCACGTTGCTTTCCTTTACCTCGAACAACCCCTGTTCAACATATCTCTGCTGTGGCATATTCTTCGATGAACCACATTTAATAAGGAAGTTATTCTCACGCAACCACTCAAACAACCGCTTCTGCCCTATCTGATAGCCGTTCTGGCAGATCAGCTTTGCCAAGTCTCCGATAAGAATTGATGTGTGGCTTGTTGCTACAGCATCAGCAAAGATTTCTTTCGGTTTCATCCTCTGATTTTCAGCAATCAGCCTTGTGTTGTTTTCCTTAAGGCTGTTGATTTTCTCGTCAGCCATCTTTAACGCTCTGGCAAATACCTGCTCTGGTGTGTTCCACGCCTTTTCCAAGTCGATAAGGTACTGGCGTACTGCTTTACCCTCTGGTGTTCTCTGAATCATGCAAATCTGCTTTGCCATGTCTACAGAAATATCAGCATCCTTTGATGGTCTACCGCCCTTTTCGGAGGTTTCGCTCAATTTTGAGCAAAAGTCTTTACCCTCTTCAAAGCCATATTCACACATTCTCGGGAACCAATCTTTGAATGCGGTTTTAATATGTAGCTGCTCGTGCAGTTCTCTTGCCGATACTGTCTGTGTATCAAAATTGACTTTCACTAACTCGTCCATTCCATCCAACTCCTTTCCGTGTTATAATCCTCCATAAGGAGGTGGTAACCATTAACAAATGTCCACTTAACGATTTTAGAGATTGCATCCGCAATTGTGCTTGGTATGTTTCCAGTTCTGATTGTTGTGCTGTTCATAAATTAAGTAATTTAAAAAGCATTAAAAATCTTTCAGAGCTAAAATCTATCGAAAGAAACATATCTAGCATCGAATCAATACTCAATCGGCATCAATCCTAATAATCGTTTCAGCGATACGGTCGATTTCGCCTGCAATGCGAATTTTTGTTTCCGTATCTGATGTTTTCTTACTTTCCTCTGCCAGCGTTTCGATTTGCTGGTAGAGGGTATCTTTTAATTCTTCAATGCTATGCAACATTCTTCTCCTTTCTATGTTATAATTCCCTTATCATCAAATAAGGGAGGTGTAATTTTGAACGATGAATATGTATCTGCCTACGCTATTGCTAAAATCTGTGGATATAACGGTTCTTTCAATGATTTCAAAATCAAGTACGACCAATACTACGAAGAAATCAATGAAGAAATTTCGGAAGAAGAACCAACTTTAGAAAAAGTATCTGCATCTACTAATCCTTTCCGTAGGCACAGCCCGTTCTAAAATATTTTGCTAACGGAGCAACGGCGTTGAGAACATTGATAGACAATATAATGTTTGTCTCATCAATTTTCTTTTCGCCATTAAGAATTTTGCTGTAATCGTCCAAAACATCAAATGCGACATGCTGCGCCATTTCTTCAATGTCAATATATCTTCCGTCTTTACGCTCAACAATCGTTGCTTTTCCAGATGAATCCAAAACAGAATATCTTGATTTTTCCAATGTTTTTACATCTCCTTTCTAGTAACTTTTTAAGTTACTTTCTTTGCAAAAAAAATATCCATTGGATTTTGGATGTGAAGGTTATCAATCATAACCTGAATTTCGTCGCTTCCAAAAACGCCCTTACTCATTCTCATATAAAATGTTTTTGGCGTAACTCCAATCATTTCCGCAACATCAGCCTGTGTTTTGCCATTTTCAGCAATAACGCCGCGAAGTTTGTTTGTATCAACCATCTGACTACTCCTTTCTAACTTCGTAACTTTTGAAGTTACTTTTATTATATTCCATTTTGGTAACTTGTCAAGTTATTTTTTTCTTGACGAGTAACTCTTTTGTGTTATAATAAAGTTACCAATAGGAAAGGAGGAAAACTCAAATGACAATCGGAGATAGGATAAAAAAGCAGAGAGAGCTTTTAGGTATTTCACAAGTAGAGCTTGCAGAGAAAATAAAAGTTTCAAAGCAAACACTATATAAATATGAAAACAACATTATTACTAATATTCCAAGTGATAAAATAGAAATTATTGGGAAAGTTCTTGAAGTTTCTCCATCTTATTTAATGGGTTGGGAAGATAATTTAGAAAACGCACCAGATATTCTTCCAGACCTTATGTCAGATAGTGAATTGCTGGATAACTTAAAAATGCTAATGAAACTTAGCAAAGAACATAGACAGACTATATTTGACAATATAACCTATTGGCATGAAAAAGAGGGGCACTAAATGCCCCACTTTTTTTTGAATGAAAGTATTGTGTTATATAAAAATTTCAAAAATCGCTCGTTGTCGCACTTAACGACCATTTCAGTTATTTTTTCCTTGTAAAACGCTGTTTCCTCATTGCACTCATTTTCCCCCATCTTATTCTCCTCCAATCTCTGCAACCGATAATGTTAATGTCATTATAGAACGTATGTTCTTTGCAGTCAACCCCACACAAAAAAATTACCATTATTTGCCAGTAACATTTGAGAGGGCAATGAATCGCCAAACATCGCCCTCTCTCCAGAACTTGAAGTGCCCTTATCGGACAATTTTATTTTACAAATTTTGCCAGCATTATTCAAATCATTTCGATCGCAAGTTTCGACAGAAATCGTCTGATTTGTCACTTTGGGTCAATAAAAACGTCTAGGTTTTGAATAAGTATAAAACACTGCTTATGCAGGTTTGTGCCAACTATAAAATCTGTGATGCAAGATTATTGATCTGTTCCTGCTGCGCATCAATCTGTGCCTGCTGGATCTGTACCATCTTTATGAGATGTGGCACCAGCTTGGAATAATCAATACCAATGCCCTGAATAGCTGCGGCATCATCGTCAGCGCAGTCAACATCTCCATTGACACAAGACGGGATTATTTTTGCCATATCCTCCGCGATGCAACCGAAACATCCATCCGGCATATCGGGGTTGATGTAGTCATACGATTTAACCTCTACGTGCAATAACTTCTTGGCTTCCTCATCAGTCATATCCTCGATATTTTTCTTGACGCGTCTGGATGAGGACTGTGTAAAAGCGGATGCATAGATCGGCGCTCGGGCACTGTTATTGCCGTTGGAAACATAAAACGCGCCGTTTGTGGCAAGGTACATATCACCGCCATCATTTTGTACCAAAAGCCGACCGTACATGTTGCTTCCGGCTCCAACCAAGGCGATACCTGTTAATTGAGATGACATACTTTTAAATGCTACGCATCCCGCCGCATTAAAATCACCGATATAGCAATCATCACCAACGGGATTCCACGTACTGTTGGCAAATCCAACCGCTCTGGCAAATCCAATCGGCCCAGTAAATGTGCCGCCAGTTACAGGCATCTTCGTGTTATCTCGAGCCGATCCGTTTGCCAGCAGTCTTCCTTGATTAGCGGATAAACTGTCTGTGGTGGAACTGGATGCCAAATTGTCCTGCACCGGGCGCCATGTATTCGCCGGTATTGTCGGTTTATTGCTTAAATCATCATAGCTACCTGAAAAAGCCACTGGCTTAAGATCAGACAGCCACTTTGCAATCTTACTAAATAGCGCAGACAACTTCTCGCCAGTGGTTATGTTGGCGCGCTCCGCCGCCGCCGAAAAAGCCACCGTCGTGTCCGAAGCATCCCCCTCCTCGGCTACTGCCCCAACATCCGCCGCCGACAGACTTACGTTTCCACGGCGGTAGGCTGCCTCCTTTGCACCCTTGACCCCCGTCACCGGGGTACCGGCCAGAACATCCCACTTTCCGTCTGACGTTTTGTAGATATTCGCGCCGGCGGGAACTGCATTGCCGGAGCCCTCTTTAAAATCGTCCGTGGTCGTAAATTCATCCGAAATATTGTACATCCATCCTGCATTGACATCCGGAAGCGCCGGAAGATCTGCAAAAGCCACCGTGCCATGCGGCTGCAATCCACCTTTTAGTCCCTCTGATACGTCTTTTGCCTGCTGATAATAATATTTAGCATTATCAGAGTCCTCTCCCTCCCGGCTGCCGGTACCGCCAACGGCATAACTCTGTGCTTTGGTTGCACTATCTGCTGCAGATTCTGCTTTTCCGATAATTTCTGTTGCTTTCCGTGTGGCAATATCGGCTTTCTCACTAGCTGTAATTGCTGATTCACTGGCGGATGTTGCCTTTTCTGTCGCGGTCTGTGCTGATTCAACAGCTGCATCTCTGCTTGATTTTGCCACATTCTCAGATGCCTTTGCATTAGATTCTGACTGTGCCGCTGCCGCCGCACTTGTCTGTGCATTGCTTTTGGATGTTGCCGCCGCTGTCGCACTAGCCTGCGCCTCTGTTGCCGCACTTCTTGCATTATCCTCGGATGTTGCAGCATTGCTTGCGCTTGTCTGCGCCTTTGCAACCTCTACTTTGACCTTTGCCAGATAGTTTGGTTCCAGATGTTCTTCTTTGATGCTTCCCTCTTTCACGATTGCCGACACCTTACCATCCGTGCCAATGGTAAAAGCCACGGTATCCGTGTCCAAAAACTCATACTGCGTAATCAATGCTGACAAATCTATGTACTGCTTTGTGCCGTCGATCAGAGTAAGTACGATCTGCTCCGTGGTAGGATTGTAGTCAAAGTTTACCGCAATTTTTTCCAGCTGTGTGTCAATGGTAACCCTAGAGCCATTTTTCTTCGTAATGGTAATAATTCCTGTAGATTCCTCAAATGTCACATCCGACACAAGAGTTGCCACCTCTGTTTTCGTGGCTTTTGTTGTATCCAGAGTAATCACACGGTCGTCAAGTATGTCTGTCGCGCTGTCCAGTCTGTTAAGATTTACCTTATTTATAGGTGTTGCATCGCTCGGGTAATTTTCCCAGTTAATACGGCTATACGCTTTGTTCATACTTTTCCATCCTCTCTTTCAGGTTTTCTATTTCTTCATGTTGCAACTGCACCGCAGCGATCAGATCAGCAATCAGTTCCGTCTTATCCAGAGCATAGTACATGTTCCCGTCCGGATCCGGATTCTCGGAGCAGATCGCCCAATCTTCATCTCCAATCGCCGCCAGCACTTCCTGCGCAATCAGACCATGCCGGTAATGCCCGTCCCGGTCGTAGTTATAAACAAATCTGCAAGGGCGCAAGGACTGTATAAGCACTGCGCTCTTCTCCCGGTCAAGGGATTCTATACCGTGTTTTAGACGCTTGTCCGAATAGGATTCCCAGCCGTAGGACGAGATTCCTTTTCCGGTCGACAACATCTGTGCAATCGTATTGGCTGATGTATCACGCACTGATACTGCCGAATAGCTGGCTGTGAGTTCCCTCGTATCTGCTACTGACTTCAATCCATCTGTTCCCATCTGCACAAGAGTTCCTTCCCGTTTCAATTCAACCAAGTTGTCCGTACTCTCTGTCGCGTCAATGTGCACATACCCGCCGGTCATCTCCACAGATCCCCTGAGTTCCAACAAATCAGCTCTAATCTTTAGTCCCTCTGCTGACTGGTTAATTTCCGAAACGACACTGTCTCGGGAAACTTTGCTTGTGATCCCATCTGCATTAATTTGTATTGCCGCCGCAAGCTGTCCCTCTTTTTCTGTTGCCCGGTTTACCTCTGCAGTAATGCTTTCTGCTGTCTGGGTTATCTTTGATGATAATGTTCCCTCTGCATTTGTTGCCCGGTTTACCTCTGCAGTAATGCTTTCTGAATTCTGGGTAATCCGTGATGATAACCCGTCAGTGGTATTCTTTACTTCTGAACGGATTTCTGTGGCTGTCTGTGTGATCTGGGACTGCAAGCCCTTTTCCACATCAACGATTGTCGACTTTGTTTCCTCAATTGACCGTTCCAGCGTGTTGCTTTTTCCTTTCAGTTGCAATATGCTCCGCTGTATTCCGTTGACCTTACTTGTCCGGTACTCTTCCCCGTCCGCTTCCAGATCATCACGCAAAGCCTGTATGCCTTTCAGCGTGCGCTTTAGGATGTAAGTCTCGATCAGTTCATATTTTGTAGTCAACCGTACCGCATCTCCGACCTCAAGGCATGGATTTCCTTTGCAGTCAGCACTAAATGGTCTGTATATAATTCCTTTTATCTTTGATAACGTTTTTTCTCCAATTTCGTTTAATTCCTTTGTCCCTTTCCCATAAACAAGGAAATTTCCCTCGATCACATAAGTGTTTCCGCCATCACCTACAATTGCTCCTATATCATTCTCTTTTTCACGAATTTGCAGTTTGTCAATCGTTCTGACAATATAATCTTCATATTGTGCTGAAATGTACTGGCTTTTACTTATGCTGGTGCTCTTTGGATTTCTAGGATAAAGATCATCCGCCGGGTAAAGATCATTCGCCGGATAAAGCCCCTGCATCTCTTGCGTTAAGTACACATAGCGAAACTTTCCAACGCGTCCGATATTTCCCATACAACCGTTAATTTCAAGTATACAAAACAAAACCTCTTTTCCGCTTATGGCTTCGCCTATCGTGCTTGTCTCTGCAGTATCTGAACTTCCGCTACTTGATGCTTTCACTTCTACAGTTTTTTCAATAATCATTTCATCATTTACAAGAGATACCTCTTCCTGTTCCACTCCAAAATGATTAAAAAAACTATCTCTGAATTGTTTGAGCGTTACCTTGCTATCTTTTTGTGGAAGTATCTGATTGTACCAATCAGTAACATCAGATGATAAAATATCATACAAAGCATCGTAAGCTACCACATCCCGGCACGTCCGATCTGCCGTAGGTGTGTCAGAATAAACCTTGTATCTTCCTATTTGGAATGGTTTATCTTCGTGACCATCAAGAGTCATCTTTGCAGTCAACCACTTGCCTTTCATTGGCAAGAATACATTGGACACCGTGAATTTAATCATACCAGCTTCACATGCCCCAAATGTTAATTCAGATTCCGAACACAAGCTTTCTGTCAATTCAAATTTTTCTTGGTGTAATTCGGTGTTTGTGATATTGATTTTCCCATCATCAGATACAATGTTTAACTGTTTGTCTACGCTGTCCTTTAGAAACAAATTTGAATATTGGTAATCAACCACCGTATACACCCCCTATAAATGCCAGCCTTACAGAGTTGTAATGGATTTGACCTCCATACGTTCCGTATATAGTAGGCTGAAAATCTGCCATATATCCGTACTGTGTTACATAATCGTCATATTCCGGGATGTACGCCGTGATATAGCAGGCTCTTCCGGTTGCATTAGTAAACTGCTGACGGATTTTACTTATAATGGCATTAAATTCCGTGTTTGTAAGCATAGCCCGTGTTTCAAACTCAACTTTTAACGCCTTTAATTCCACGGCATTTCTATGTAGATAGCCGTTAGCGTCCGTATAATCATCTAAGTCCTGCATATTTACATATGGGCTATATGTCTCCGGTTTCATAAAAGACATTGGAACTGTATAATTTCCAATCTTTAACAACCATCCGCTGTACGCCATGTTTCCACCACCTAACTGTTTTGGTTTGCGGCTGTCTCAAATGACAGTCGGTAAAATTGGTATAAAAATAGCACCTACCAGTTTGATAGATGCCACTTCTTTTCCTTTATCTATTTTGTGATTACTTCGATATTGGTCGCTTTAATCACAATTTTCTCCGGCGTGTGAATTACTTCCGCGTTTTATGCTGCAATTAGCTTTCTTTCTTTATTCGTAATAAACGACTTTATTTCATCATATCCCCAGCCACAATCCACAAGACCGCTCACTACCATCTCTACGGATTTCACTTTTGCAAGTTCTTCTTCTGATAGAAAATCTCTTAAATTATCCTGCTTCCCTATTCCGTATTCATCTCTCAACTGTTTTGCAGATTTCCCAAAAACTGCCTTGTAAACCAAATCTGTATAAGTAGAATATGCGTGTCCATGCATCCTGTCATTTTCTCCAGACTGTTGAATTGCCTTTGTTAAAGCCTGCCTAACGGCAATACCTTTTTCTCGTTCTTTGATTTTACCAATAAGAGCCTTCTCCATCGCATTAAACTGCTTGATATAAGCCAGTTTAAACTGCATGGCTTTTTCTCCTGTATACCCCATGACTAAAAGTGTAAAACCGTCTCTGTTCATGTAATACATAGGATTTTTCTTCCCATTTGATGCTGTATAAGTCTCTTCATAGAATAGAGCTGAAAATTCAGCGCTACTAATATCATTCTGAATATTTCTTATATCAGCAAGAACATTCTTATGCTCCTTACCAAATGTTTCCGCCACATCAAGACTTGTTACTACCGTTACCTCTTCTTTTTTTACTGTCTTAATTTCTACTAACATATACCATTCCTCCTTGATGGTTTTTATTAAATAAAAAGACCGCCAAAGACTGAATCTCTTCAATCTCTGGCGGTCACGAATCCGCACCTATTTCTCATAGGCTTGCAGGACGTCCTAAATTTCTTTAGGTCTTACCTGCGTGATTTTTAATTATTTTGTATTCTATACCATATGCCAAAATCTGTCAATCAAATTCCAACCTCTGCTGCATATTGGCATCGTCAATCTGTTCCTGCAAAAAATACGGCGTCTGATAGGCATTTATCACTTGCACTGCCTTATCACACTGGCTACGCTTGATGCTCTTGTAAGACCGAACACCAAAGTTGTATTTCAGATTGGCATACAGATTGTTGTAAACCTTTTGGCGCAATCCACGGTTGCTGTATGCGCTTGACTGTTTGCCGCCCATGATTGAAACGCCTTTCTTTCTGACAGCTTCCGTAATGCGGTCGGCTTCCACCGGAAGTATCGGTAAGTCCATCTTAAGACTTTCCAAATCCGCCTTGATTTCGTCGACCTCTGCTTTAAGCTCCGTGTGCCCCTGTGCAAGCAATGCAATCTTCCCGTCCGTGGTCTGAGGCATCATATATGTACCAGTCTTACGAATGGATGGGAGAACTTCGGATGTTACCCATTTCTTGAACTTCTTCGCACTTTCCAGTTTGCTGCCAAAAATGAGGGAGTACAGACCGCTTTCATTTATAACGGTTATATCCCTATTCTGACCCTGACTCACCATTTTGGTGAGTCGCTTATCCTCTTCGTCTACATGACGGTTAATATCTCTACTACCGTTTTGGTACCCCAGAATATCCGCTACGTCTTTTCCCACAAACCACGGCTCATTGTCAATAACTACTGTTCTAATATCTCCAAACTCTGGATTGTTAAAAATCTGAATATTGTTCATCAGCAAATCCCCCATTTCTGCTTAAATGAAATAATTGTGTTCAAAATGAAATGCAAAAATTTTTCGTCCTGTATGCTCTGGATTTCCGTTATCAGCTGTTCTTTCATCTTGCACCGCCTTTCTTTACAAGGCGGTAAATACCGTCGTGATCTATTACGTCCTCATCATTCAAATCTGCCATAAATATTACAACGCCGCGCAACAATTTTTCGTTATCACATTGGATTGCAAGCCGAGAAAGCAACGATCTGTACTGCTCAATTTGGCTCGGCAAATAAGTTCCATCCTTTTTTATGATTTCATTTCTGAAAATGTCCTTAAGAATTTCGCTGGCAATATCAACCTCATCGGATTCGTTCGGCAGTCCGAGCAAATTCATGGCTGATGTTACCACTTTGCGAAAACCAATCGGGGAAAAATTATCAATGTCCGTTTCGGTACTCCAACCACGGTTATACTTCATCCTCTCGATTTCCACAACATGATTCACTTTCTCCATCAGCGCGTCACTATTAAGTATCGTTCTTACAATTTCTTCAATGTTTCTCATAGATTTTTCCTGCCTTTCGTTTGCTGTTTGACAACCATTCCAAAAAGCGGTATAATCCATGTATCAACCGCTTTTGGTGGCTGTAAGTGTAAGAGTAACCGTTACTTGTCTAGGGCTTCGGTTGCTCTTATTTCGTTATAGACCTTATCAATCCCCTTCATTACTACATCATATTGCGTCATTCCGGTCTTTTCACAGCAATATAGAAGTTTTTCTCTATCTTCTTCTGTTGCTCTTACTTTTATAATGTTATTTTTGGGATTATCTGTCGGTCTTCCTGTTCTTGGTGACACTGTTTCATCTCCTTTCTTTTGTGTACACATAAATGTTAATATATGAGTACACAAAAGTCAATACCCTTTTGAAATATTTTTCAAAAAAAGAAGCGCATCTCTGCGCTCCCTCTTATATACCCGCTTTCCCCAGTCTTTCCCAATCTGCATCCCTAGTACATTCATCCTTTTTCTTCAATAAGTTTTCGTTCTCTTTTTCCAGTTTTTCTATTTTTATTTCCAATTTCTTTTTCTCTTTTTTCAATGCAATATTCTCTTTTTCCAAATCGTCCGCACGAATAAGCGCGTTTGACTCCCGATTAAAAAGATCAGTATTGTGCGCCTTTAATGCATCTTTTTCTTTATTTAACTCTCTTATTTCCCATTTGTAATTCTTTTTATCTTGCGTCATCTTAATTTTCAATTCTTCTATCGTTTGATGTGCTTTATTCAACTTCTTTTTGCACTCATTTAGTTCTGATTCAGACTCCCTATTCTCCATCGTAATTCTCCACATATTAAATCCAAATTTATATGAAAGTGTAGCCACAATCATTACATATAATTTTATTTATTTCATATGTTTGATCTTTTCTCAAAATCTTTTCCTTTTTATTTACTAAAGTAAACGGTTTAAATGGATTTAGATTTGCAGTGTATCTTGTCTTTGTTTTGCCTGGTACAAATTTCTGCTCCGTATAATGAGAACAATTTTCGCTCCCACATCTTGGACAGTAAACCTCTTTTTTTTCTCCGAATAAAGTATATTTATATATACCATTAAATCCCGTGTTTTGAGATCTTTCAACAGAATTTCTTAAGAATAATTTTCCAACACCTGTAATCTCTGGCTCTTTTGGGCGTTCCCACCCTGTATCATTTTCGTTTTCTTGTTCGTATGATTTATAAAATTCACTTTTTCCCGCAGACATTTCATTGTTTTCGTGTTGTTTCAACGGAAATCCGCAATTGATACACATTTCTGCTTTGTCTGAAATTTCTTTTCCACATTCAGGACATTTAATCAACGCCATGTGTTACCCTCCCGCCACTTGTAATAAAATAATTCTACCACAAGTGGCGGTATTTGTCATTAGAAAATATATGCTTCTCTTCCAGTTCTGTTAAAGTAATCTTTTGCATAATTGCGAGCGCTTTTTCCGATCTGCTCGGATGTAATCCCAAATTCTTTTTCCAAAATTCCTTGAAGCAACTGATTTTGTTGTCTTAGCAATTCCATTTCCTGTTGCGCCGTACTGTACACTGCATCTCGAATACCGGTAATTTCCTGTCCACCGGCAACCGCTGTTTTCCCTCCAACAGTCCCCAGAATTTCTGCCCGTCCATTTTCTCCCGCCATAAACATACTGTACTGGCTTGGGAATCCTCCGGCGGCAAAAGTAGGAATTTTTCCGAGATTTATACTTCCGGCTCCAACAATCTGCTTTCCAGCAATGTTTACCGCATCCCACGAAAAAGAAAGCTTTGAGTTCATCCAGTTTGCAAATCCGTTCCATATGTGCTTTACAGCAGCTATAGCATTATTCCATGCATTTTTCAATCCATCTGAAATACCACTAAATGTCCACTTGTCTGTTGTAAACTTTGGAGCAACATCTTGATTCCACCACTTATAGAATCCTGTGTTTTCCCACCATCCAGTAAATTCCTCCCACTTTTTAGATAGACCTTTTCTTATGCTTTCTCCAAGATTTTTCCATGTATTTACTGTAAACCATGGAGAAACTTTCTCGTTCCACCAAACGGCTATACCTGTGTCACTCCACCATGTAGAGAATTCTTCCCATTTAGTCGAAAGACCTTCTTTTATTCCGTTTCCTATTTCAAGCCAATGATCTTTAGTAAACCAAGGCAAAATATTTTCTTGAATGTATTCAGATGCTTCATTCCACTTTTCTTCTATTTTACCTTTTATTTCTCCTATTTCTGTCTGTATTGAGAGCTTTTTTTCTCCCCAATATTCCTTTACATCTTCCCACCATGAAGAAACATCCTCTAAAGTTGTTGTTAATTTATTGCGAACGGGTAGTTCAACATCTAATCCCCACCATTCTTTTACGTCGTCTTTAAACCCAGATATTTTTTCTCTCAAGTTTGGAAGAACAACTTCTGCTCTTAAGTCCACATTATCTAAACCATTTATTTGTTTCCACTCATCTATCCATGCTTTTAAATCAAAGCTACTTGGAACTTTTAGGCTGTCTGGAACATTATTATTGAAATCGTTTAGTGCCTTTTGGTATTCATCTAAAGATGCATAATCTTCTTTTTTCGGCATCTTAATGTTTAAGTCAACTCCGTCTGAATAACGATCAAGTATTCCTTTTTGACTCAAAATGCCCCCACCATATGCATTTATCCACTCAAACGGATTTATAAGCTGCTTTAAGCTTTCTTGCAAATATTGTAAAAATCCACCATCCTTATATGCTTTTACTAGATTTTCTGCATCTTTTTTTATACTGTCTTTTCCAATAGTAAAAGTTAACGCCCCAACTGCAACGGAAAGTGAAATTGGGACTATATAAGAAAGAATTGACTTTACTGACTCTTGTCCAAACGCCGCCACAAACTTCTCACTAATCAGTTTTCCTATCGTTTCCTTAAGAATTTTACCTGTAAGAAATTTCCCTGCATACTTAAGTGCAAATGCTCCAATAATAAGAGATATTGTCTCAAGATCAATTTCACTCAAAAAATCCGTTACACCATCCCATACTTCTGACCACTTGATATTTCCAATTGCTGTTGTAATAGTGTCATATATTCCGTGAACCCATGTATTGATCGTTCTACCAAGTGCCGAAAAATCAAACGTTTCAAAGAAGCGATTCACTCCTGCGGCAATGGAATCTCCCAGATTTGTCCAGTCAAATTCTTCTCCAAATGACAATGCTGTATAAATTGCTGTGTTCAGCGCACTTGCAATCGTCATGCCGACATCTCCGAACAATCTTGGTGTAATAAGCCCATTAAGGAAATCTGCCAGCCCTTTTCCAAAATTTCTAGCCTTGGAATAAATTATATCCCAGTCAATAGATTCCATGGCATCTGATAGCGCATCGCTGATATATGCCCCAAGTTCACGCAAACTTCTGATCTGACTTTCATAGTCCTTGAAAATGGTATCTACCTGTACCAGCCCACCGGACGCACCACCTCCGGATGCACCACCACCGCCGGAACCACCAGAACCAGATCCGCTTGAATTATCCGGAGTGGTAATCAGATTCAATTCGTCAAAGGCTCTTAAGCCCTTATTCATCTTTTCAACGTTCTTCGCTGCCTGTCCTGTGCTGTCCGCTATATCAGCCGCGCTCCCTGCTGCATCAGACCAATCATCTGCCAAACCACCGGAAGAAATCTCAAATTTCCATCCGAAGATTGATCCTAACGCATTGGTTACTGTCGTTGCAAAAGCAATAACTTTCTGCATGACTGCATTAAGAGTTCGTACAAACGGTTTAAAAGCGTTAATCAGTGCGCCACCGATAATAGCCGCAAGCTGTTCAAATGACTGCTTAAGGATTCTTACCTGGTTTGCCCATGTGTCTGATGTTCTCGCAAAGTCTCCTTGCGCCGCGGCTGTATTAGCCATAACATACTGATACCGGAGCATGGTCTTTTCTGCCTGCGTCATAGACGAAATGTCGGCATCCAATCCCTGCTTCATAGCCCACTCTTTAAGGGTAGCCTGTGTGAGGTCAAGACCATATTTTCTTAAAGGCTCTGTCTCTCCGGTAAATACTGCCTGCAGGTTTCTTGCAACGTCAGACTGTTCCATATCGTAGAAAGAAGCCATATCCGCAGTCAGCTTTGTAAGCTGTAGCGACATGTCAGCCATCTTTCCTTGTGAAAATCCCATGGCTGTACCCATAGCTTGGAATCGGCTTGCCACCTGTTTAGCGGTCAACTCTGACATGCCAAAATCCTGTATAGATGTTTTTGAAAAGTCCTGTATCAGCTTCTCATAATTGCCGAATGTGGTGCGTACAACGTTCTCAACCTCTGTCAAAGAAGATGAAATGTCGATTGCATCCTTAATCTTTGAAAAAGCACGGAATAACAGCCAGTATGATGCATATAGTTTTCCAAATGCTGACGCAAGACTAAAGCTGCTACTCTTCGCCTTGTTCGCAGATCCACTAAAAATGTTTAAACTTTTTCCGAGAGATGTTGCTGCTCTACCGGATGATGCGCCTGTTTTTGCCAAGTTTGCAAGTGCTTCTGTCATCCGGATGATGTTTGCGCTTACGTTAGGCGCTTTTGAAAGAGTCTCAAACAGGTATTTAAGATTATCTGCAAGCAAAGGTATGTTGTTTACTGCCCTGCCGCTCGCAACGCTTCCTAACCTTGATATAGACGTCACAAGACTACTCATGTTTGTCATATCAAATTTCAGTTCGCCGATTTTATTCATCTGGCGCACAAAATTCTGTAGTTGCGCTGATATTTGCGGCAAATTGGCTGTCGCCTGTGTAGAAATTTTACCACCAAGTCTGCTGATACTTCCTATCAGATTGGTCAAACCTGTTGTATCAAAGTTAAGTGCCCCTACGCTGTTCATTCCTTTGACAAAGTAAGCAAGGTCATCCTTAATTTTAACTAGATTGCTTGTTCCTACAGTAGCCAAAGTTCCGCCCATTTTAGACAGAGCCGCCGCCGTATTTAAAATACCGCTAGTATCAATCGTTTTTGTATCTTTCATTCCTGCCGCAAGATTTTTCATTGCCGCAGATATACCATAAAAAGATGATGTGTCTACATTTGAGAATTTGCTTAATGCGGTGGCAAGTGATGTAATCTCTTTTGATTTTGCACCCTTAAACCCTGTTGCCGCGTCAGACATGCTTCTAATTCCAGATGCTATGTTTGAAAGTTTACTGGTATCAAATGATAGACTTTTTCCAAGACTATCCAAACTTGATGCAAGTTTATCAATGGAATCGCTCGCTTTTGCAGAATCAGCCTTAATTTTTATCTGTAATTCATCAATATCTGCCATGACCGCACCAACTTTCTACGCATAATAAAAAGACGGTAGGCTGTGACACCTTACCGTCCTTGATTTTTTACTGAATCAAAATTTTCTGCCCTACATAAATTTTGTTTGGGTTCTTGATCCCGTTGTCTTTCTGCAATTTTGCAACCGTTACATTGTTTTCTTTTGCGATCTTTGAAAGTGTATCGCCGCGTCGTACCGTATACGTTGTCTTTTTATCTGTAGACTGCACAGAAGCATCCGTTGATCGAATATCTCCATCGTTGCACCAGCCTACTGCAACTCCATTTTTTGAAAAGCAATATGGATTATGCGTACCCGCCTTGATTCGTGTAATCGTTCCGGAAGCATACTTGATGATCGAATCTCCAATACCAGCCGTGGAAGATTTGTAGTAAGAAGAAACCGTGATTTCCTCTCCAACCTTATGAAGCGTGTTCTCTGGCTCTGGCATTACATTTACCGTGTCTACCGCTACATACAGTTCATTGAGATCGACGCATCCGGAAACACCGGCTACAAATCCCTTTGAACTGTATTGCCATCCGTAAAGTTCATGAAGAATATCAGGCTTCTTATCTTCCGGTGCGTCCGCCGTAATCATCATAGGCGTACTGGACGGGTATCTTGCGACCCAAAACGGGCAATCAATATGCTCAAGATATGGCTTGATATAGCTGTTGTAAAAAGACAGACCCGTGTATACACCAAATTTGCACCCTGCGTCTTCAATGATCTTCTGATATTCATTGATAATAGAAACAATCTTATCGCCAATATTCTGCTGGCACTTATCCTCTACATCCAGCCACACCATCAAATTTTTTCCGTCAAGAACTTCGATCACTCTTTGCGCATCGGTCCGCGCTTTTTCTGCGTTGGTTGCGTAGCTGTAATTATATACGCCCTGCACTGGAACGCCAGCTTCTGTTGCTCCCGTCCAGTTTGCTTCAAAATACTTGTCCGGCTGCAAATCTTTTCGGATTACTTTCAAAATGGCAAATTCAACGCCGTTCTCTGCTACTTTTGACCAGTTAATATTTCCATTGTACCCGGAAACATCAATACCTTTAATTTTCATGTGGCACCTCTTCTTTCTTTGGGTGGCTCAACTCATAATTTGATTGCATAATTTTGAGTTTTGCCACAAATAATTCTCTCTGTTTCTGAATTTCCTCTTCTGTCATTTCAGAATCGTTTAACAAACTATGCTCTGTGATAGGCTTGTCTACATACTTTGATTTAGCTTTTTTACCAGCAAGACAATGTTCTACTGCCACCGATACCGCTGACAATCCATATGTTCCAAACCACATCCACATATCATTGTCTTTTTGCTTTTTATCTAAGTTGTAAGCATCCGCATAAGGCTGTAAATCAGCCGGGCAGGACGCGTCTATATCACACACGGTAAATCCATACCCTTTAGTGACTAAAAGCCAGAATGGGCGGATTTCCGTGCAATATGTTCCCCATGTAATTTCTCTCTGTTCTTCTACTTTTTCCTCGGAGTTTTCTTCTCCGCTTCTTTCTGCTCTGCTTTGAGCAGTTTTGATAAAAAACCGTTTTCAAGTAACTCTGTTAAAAGTGCATTGTAAAGTGCATGAACATCTGCATCTTCTCCGTCAAAGTAGTCATCCAGCATGGCATATACTTTTCCAAGCTGCTGTTCCTTTTCTTCTTCAGTTTCCAAGTTGTATCCAAGCTCCTCTTTGTGAAACTTCTGCGCGCCTACAAGGATTAACTCCGGAATAAATAAAAGGATTTCGTCAACCGCTTCAATATTTTTCATCTGGTCTAATTTTGCTACTTTCTTGATAATTCCGCTTTTCACGGTTGCTTCATATCCGAATTTGATCTGTAACTCTTTCTCTCCAAGCTTTAATTTTGTCATTTTCTTTCCCTTTCTCCCTCTCATATAGGGAAAGGGCAGTCCGAAGACCGCCCTATTCTTTTAAACTGTTCCCTCAAGTTCCGCTTCGGTTGTCTGATTATCGTCAGCCGATTCAACCGAACTATTCGACTGACGTGTTATTCCCCCGGTGTAAACGCCACGGCCGTGTCCATTCCCTTGTATTCCTCAATGGTAAGGTTCATTTCAACCGTCAAAAGCTCATTCTGACCAATCTCCGGCTGCGGTATCTGCTCCGGTGGCTGCGCAACAACAAAAAACGCATCTGCAAATCCTGGAATAATGGTTTCAAACCACATTCTTTTCCCATCGGTAAGCGCTTTGTACGCCGTGATAAGTGCTTCCCACTCTTCTTTTGTGGCGTCTGTAAGGTTTACCGTGATAGGGAATGAACCGCCTGTATCTGCGCGCCCCTTTACATATCTGGTAATTGCATCCTCTAAAGCGGATGCGTCGATCTGTTCCGGCTCAATGTTAATACCGCCAATCGAGTTAATTCTTGTGAGTTGTTTAAATGATGTAGGCTTTGTTCCGGCTGTCGCTTCTGTGCCATAGCCAAACGTAATTCCTAACGTAGACAATCCTGCTGCTGCCATTTTTACCTCTCTTTCTACCGCTAAATAATGCGGTTATCGGGCACATCTTTATGCACCCGGTGCATAAAAAATAGAGCCTTTCGGCTCTTTTACATCAATCTGTCGTTGGCTCCGATTATCCGCCGGAACCTTGCAACGCTTCTAAATTTTTTCTCGCTGTCGTTTTTAAACTCCGGCATTGCTGTGATTTGAAATCGCATCTGCTTAAAGGCATCAGCTAAAATAGCCATAATCCCTTTTGCATCGCTCTGCTTTGTGTTTGTAATGACGTCAACCTGTATTGTTTCCTGCACCGCATTTACGGATGTGCCCTCTAAATCTGCCCCACGTTCAAGCCCCGGCATCTCATGGATGTAAATAGTCGGGAAAACAGGGTCTTTATCAAGGTTCTTTTCAACCGTTGTAAATGCAGTTTCAAAATTCATGCTTTTGTATTTCTTCTGGAGTTTTGGTTTGGCAATCGTTACCACATTGGAAAAAATGTTTGTTTCAAGGTCAAATACCCACTGGTTGCCTGCCATTATCCAAACACCTCCTTCGCTGTCTGTGTAACAATCTGACGCAACTCATTTGCGGTCAGATACATGAATGGTCGGCTTGGCATTCCCTCTGTAAACCACCAATCGCCATTGTCGTCCTGATAAAACCATCCATATCTTCCATCTGAAATCTGATGGATAGTTTTTCCACTTGCGTACTGCCACGAAACACCCTCTGGCAGTTTCCCAGGATAAGGACTTTGCTGTCCCACAATTCCGGTTCCAAACTCAACAAATGCGGCATGGTCTGTACCGGCTATTACCGCCCATATACCGCCGCCCTTAGTGCTTCCTTCATATTCCGCATGAACACTTGAAATCAGTTCCGATGTAAATATTGCGTCAAGGTCAGCAATTTGCACTCTGGCAATCTCTACGCCCTTTTCCGCGAGTTTTTCTGCCAATAGCTGACATTTATATGTCAATCTGTTTTGATAGGCTCTAAGCTCTCGTATGGCGTTCTGAATAGACTTTTCAGACAGGCTCATTGTGATTACTTTCTTCCCCATGCCGCACCTACTTCACATTTTTTTGCAATAAGAACAAATCAACCGTCAATCCCTCGTCTGCGACACCTTTTACGATGTAATTAGCCGAATTTTCGTCAACGATTGTATTCTCTTCATCTTTGTACCTTACATCTGACCGTTTCCATACCAAAGAGCCGACGCTCAATGGAAGTTTCCCTTTGTCCTCGACAATCTGAACAAAGTTTGTTGAATTGTCAACGCCAAACTCTTTTATAAGTGCTTCACTCAACTTATTGCTGATTGAAGAATAAAAAACCACAGGCTTTTCATAACCTGTTGTATACTCTCCGGTTGTTTTCGGTATTTTGTTTCCATCCTCATCAAGGTAATAAATTACATTTCCATCAGAGTCGGTATATGACGAATATTCGATGTTTCCATCCTCGTCCGTCACATACACCGGAACCTTTCCGCTCTGTAGCGAATAATTCATTTTTTGCTTGTTAATTTCAAGCATTTCACTTCACATCCTTGCCGAACCGCTTCCACAGATCAGAAAGCTTTTCCCATCCATACATTGCGACAAACGCAACAATAAATCCTGCAATAATAGCCGCCAAGATCATATACCATAAAATTGTTGTCTGTATGTACTGCATGTATGCCACAAACGCAGCGACCGTGATACCGATGGAAAGAACAAATACCAAGATGTCCGTCGGAACCTTAGAAAATACGCCTACACCTTTGATTACCTGTGTTACCACAGACACAACAAATGCCAGCGCACCAATAATCGCCAGAATAATTGTCATGTTAGCAATTACCGCCTGTATAATATCCATGATTAAACCTCCTTTTCATCATTAAGACGGGTTTCTATTCCGTCAATTCTGTGATGAGCCGATTTCACACTTTCCTCCACCTTTATGATCCTGTTGTCATGAGAATTGATTTCTTTTCGCATCTCGGAAACTTCATTTTTGATCTCGGTCGTGTTGTTTGAAATGGCATCCAACTTCATGTTAATGCGTGTGTTCTCCCTCACGCGCTCTTCAAGTTCCGTGTTGTCTGTCCTTTTGTTGCTCTTCAAGCCCATAAAGACGGAAAAACCAAGCGACAGCACGCTTATAATGATTGCTGTTGATATTTCAATCGTCAAATCATATACCGCCTTTCATTTTTATGGCACACCGCCCACCACCGCTCAATGTGTGCCGCCTGCTACGTTTTGTCGACGTCGACAAAACGTAACGCACAATCTTCTAAAAAACTGATAATTGCTTTGCAAAAAACAGATTCCTTTTCTACTCATGGCAGATAGGTCACAAAGATTTTACAAACGGGAATACCCCTACGAACAAGCTTTCCCTGTCTTTCCAGCTACGGCTTACGCCGTTTTCTGAATAACTTGCCATATAGGCTTCTCCTGCCTGTGAATGGTCGTACACGGATAAATTGACGATTACATCCTCAAACTGTTTCAAGTCTTCGGATATTTTTTCATCCGTGTAGCTTTCCGGGTAATTCCGCTTGCTTACCACTTCATTTCTTGCCTGCTTGATAAGCTGTTCGATGTAAGGATTATCTTCTTTCTGGTCGAACGCGACAACATCAGAAGTAACACCATCTTCATCCGTAACGGTTTCAATATGAAATTGTTTCAGTCTGATTTTGACCTGCTCTAATGTTGTATATCCGTCCATTCTTTCCCACCTATAATCCGAACTGCTCAATCAAAATGCGTTTCAGTTCCGCTCCGCTGATTTCTTCTGCACCTTCGATCCCATGTTCAGCGGCAAGTGCCTGTAAATCAGCAGTACTCATTCTGTTAATCTCTGTCTTGGTGTACCCGCCGGAAGATTTCTCTCCCGGAACAATGTCCGGGATTTCATCTCCTGCTTTATACCATCTTCCATTGCGTTTTACCGTGTATTCAGCAATCATACCGCACCTCCTACGCAACTTTCATGACAACAACACTGTCCATGCCCTCAAAAGTAGGCAATCCAATCATTGACACAACGCAATGAGTGTTGATTGGATGATTTGTTGCGTATGTATATACCGAAATACCGGTTTCTACAATAGAAAGGGTTCCGTCTGTCAAACTTCCGCTTCTCTCTTCCGGTGTCTTTCCAAAGACATAATCTCCAAGGTACACGCCGGATGCCTGCGCTGAAATAACTCCTGTAGGAATAAAATATTTGGTGGCACCGTCTGCAGGGTCGATGTAAAGTTTGTCGTAAACTTCAATCTCGATGCCGTATCCTCTAAGATACTCTGTAACCTGCCCCTGCTGTAAGCGAATGCCGCCATTGTAAGCAGTAATTCCAAGCACCTGTTTCTTTGTGTCATCCGCCTTAAGGACCATTTCCCATGTTTCTGTATTCATGCTAAAGCGTGCAAGGGAATATCCTGTTTTCTTTGCAAACTCACGTTTAATCTCGATAAGGTCGTCAAGTGGCGTTGCTGTTTCGGATGCAGACCATTTATCGGTATCGCTTCCGGAGATATCCTTGTAATGGTCTCTCTTGTGCGCCACCCCATTGTCCGAAGTATAATCCACATAGTAGCTTTTTCCGCCAATTGTTACCTGTACTCTTGGAATACCATCAGATGGTGCTAATAACTGCCAAATCTGGCGTTCCGGCACTACTCTTGCCCCCTCAATAAGCATCATCGGTTTTTTGCTGATTTCTCTAAGCACCTGGTTTGCCATGTTGGAATTTTCTGCCGACTGGTAATTTGCATACTCCTGCTCTTCACGCTCTGTTACCATGTAAGATTCACGGTAGAAAGGCATCTCGTTCTGAATGTCGGAAAATCCACCGACGTCTCTTAACTCTGCCTGTGCATCAAAATTGGATGCCTTTAAGGATACTGGAAGACCGTTTTTCCCTTTGATAAATCTAAGCTCAAGGCTGTCCTGTTTTCTGGTTCCAAATTTCTGTCTACCTAAGTAAGGCGCAGAACCAAGCGTTTTTTCATAATTATTCCACATAACCCCAAGGCTTCTTGCGGTAAATGCTTCTGATAATGGTAATGCCATTTTCTAATACCTCCATTTCTTAATCAAAAAAAGTGACACGCGGTGTTGCTGCTTTTGCAGTTGCTTCCACGGTCACTCCGTTCGCTGTTACCTTTGTGTTGTCAATAGAACCCTGATATACATAAGTTCCAGGCGCATCTCCCATTGTTACGTCAACATCTTCCAGAAGATATCCTTTGCAAGATTCGTCATTGCTTGGGAACGGTGTCCCTGCCTTTGCAATCTTCTTTCCGTTTGCATCGGCACTTGACACCATTGTTTGCGGAACGATGCACGCCGCACCCTCATAAGGAAAGAATTTTAAAATTCCTTTACTCTGTGTAAAGTCTCTTTCAATTGGTTTTCCCATAATTTACCTCCTATAAAACATAATGGTCTTTGGCTTCTGCATTTTTTGCAGGTTCGCCAAAGCTGATACTTTCGGCATTTTCAACATCTGCCGTTTTTTTATTCTCTCCACCTGCAGTACCGCCGCCCGGATTTTGAGAATTATTTGCGATCTCCTGTTCCTTTGCCTGCGCTGCTGCGGTTTCCTTTTCGGATGTAATCTTTCCAAGAGCGTCATAATCAAGGCTTCCATCATCTTTGACGACCGTTTTTGCCTGCTCTGCATTGATTTTTAACTTTTCCATCAATGCTTCGCGCTGGTCTCTAATGGCGTTTTTCTTCTGCATATCTGCAATCTGCTGATTTGCTGTCTCTAACGCCTTGTTTGCTTTTTCAAGTTCCGTGAGGTTTCCTGCTTCCATTTCATCCAGCTTTTTCTGCAACTCATCTGCGCTGTCTGCCTTTGCCTTAAGCTCTGCTGCTTTTGCCTGTTCTCTCTGTACGGCACTGCCGTAATCAGCAATGATTTTTTCAACATTTTCCTCACTGATACCCATTGCAATTAACTCTTCTCTTTTCATTGATTACCTCCGATATGTCTTTACGAATTTTTGCGGTGCAACGACACCGAATGACACTGTTGTTTTTTACGCTCACAACTTTGCGAATTTTTATAAAATAAAAACAGCCGCCGATTACTCGGTAGCTGTCTTATTTTGCTGTTTATTTAATTGATTTACAATTTCCTGTGCTTTTTGTTCCTGCTCTTCTGCATCATCAACTGTTTTCCACAACACATCTATATATGGCTTAGACAAAAGAAATGTCTTTTCAGCATCTCCCCAAAGCCCCACCGTTTTAATGGCAATAAGAGGATGTATGCCGCACTCTAAAAGCTGATATAGTGTTTGCGACTTTGTATACATATTGTCTTGAGGGCTATGATTGATTTGCACATCAAAATCCCTCATTGACAATTTCAAATCATTGTCCTTAACACGTATTACATTTAAGACAACTTTTGCAAGTCTCTTTTCTGCCGATTTCACAATTGGGTCTTTTAATTTTGCTCTTGTCTTTGAAAAATCCCATCCAGCCCTTAATGATACTGCTCCTTGTGTATCTCCTCCAGAGTTTTGTGACTCTCTGTTTGGTATTGCTAATATTGCCAATGCATTGTCCCAAAGATCATCTTTTGCCACCTGGCACTGACTCTGGTTAAGTTCCTGCGTCATAATCTCAACATCGGCTTTGTTATCCTTATTGTTAGACTTTACAGTCAGAGCATGGCTCATTTTCATTTCTTCAAACGTCTTATTGTCTATTTCACAGTTTACAAACTTAACCCAGTATTGAACAAACTGCTCAATTCCATCCATTCTGTTTGACTGCATGTTGTTTATGGCATCCAGAAGCCCTATGACAAGTTCAATGTCCGATATTCTTTCGTGATTGTTTGGGAACTCAACGATAGGAATACTTCCAAATGCGTGCAATTTCCATTCAGAAACTACTCCATTTTGAATTTTGCATGAATGACTGTCTGTATAGCACAGTTTGTACCATTTTCCGTCTTCGTCCTTAAGCTCCTGTACAGCAATCACCGGTTCTTCCGTGCTCCGATTATAAATAACACACGTATTCATTGGAGTAGGCGCAACAATTTGAAATGGTATTTCTCCATTTGCAAATCTTACCGCCTTAAAAGATGTTCCGGTTGCTGACTGCCACTCTCCTGCTTTAATGTCTTTTTCCTGTTTATTCGCATCCACAAGATAGTCATTCAGCGCATCTACTGCCTTATTGATCACATCGTCATCTTTTCGACTGATAAACTGGATTGGCTCGCCGTATGTCTGACCTACTTTGAACTGAACAATCTCATACGCATGATTTTCTACTATTTTGTTTGTAATATCAGCATTTTGTACCTTTAATCGGTATAAAATCGGCTGATCTCCTTTGTAATACCGCCATAGGTATTCTATGATGGTTTTGTTATAATAATAATTACCGATGCAGTCTCCCACCACCTTGACAATATTGTCTGCTGTGATGGTTTCAACATCAGTATATAAAATTTTTCGCCCATAACAGCCCTTAACAAGATCTTGGAGAGATTTATTATTCATAATTGGCTCCTAAATAAACGTCATCCCACTGGATGTTGAACGGATTGGAAGAGATTTTAATTCCGTCTTTCCATTCTCCGGATAAAATACCACTTTTTTGTGGCATTTCCTACATTCCACAGAAATGTTCATTGTTGAACGCCCATCGTGTGTGGCAACTTTTCTTCCGCACCGAGGGCAATATATTGTTTTTGGTGTATATACCATAAAGTCCTCTTTTCTTTGCAAAAGAAAAAGCACCGGAGATTTCTCTACGATGCTTCTCTAAATTGGGGGAGGTGAAGTATTCAACTTTTGTTGCTTTCTTCGATTATAACTATATCATTTTTTCAATATGACATTCTATGACATTTTACAAATAAGTTGCTCCATATTTTTGCTCAAATTTTTTTAATGCAATTCCATGAAGCCTTATTGTCTGTCTCCAAGAGTAATTCATTTCGGTTGCAATAACCTCAAATGTCTTTTTTTCTATGTACTTTGAAAACAAAACATTATAGACATTCTCATCTTCCATGCTGTCTATCTGACTGACAATCTGATCTCTTTTAATGATATAATCATCAACCAGTGCATCGATCTTCCTTTCCATTTCATCAATCTTTGCCTGCTTCGCGCCTATCCTGTCAAAATTTGGGGTTGTCATTACTCTTTCTTCATTTGTAATTGACGATATGCTGCATGCCAGCTCTTTAAGTTGTGCAAGCTCTATTAGCTTATTATTTATCATCCGGTTAAGCCTGCTTATCTGGTTTAGATAGTCCTTTGTTGTCATATCAATACCTCCTAAACGGATTTACTGCCGCTTCTACTTTGGCTACGTTATTTCCATTTGTCACTCTAAGCGCAAAGTTTGAAAATACATCCGGCACATCATCCAATTGCTTTTTACCGGACACTGAATATCTCTTGAGAAGAGACATCATTACTCCATATGGCTCATTTGGCTTATATAATGATGGGTCTTTAAATATAACGTGCTGCAATATCCAGTTAGAGCACTGGAAGATCCTTGCTTCCTTATTTGTCTCCGTCGGTGTGTCAGTAATGTTACATATCCATCCTTTTTTTTCGACACGCTTGTTTACTTCCATTGCGACACGGTCTCCGCCGGCGTTTCTCTCAAATTCACATTCCTGCACTTTGTTGTTTGTCAAAACATTTGCTGCATTTTCATACTGCATCTCATAATCTGCCGTGTTATCGCAAACACAATCTACGCAGTAGTAATCTTCTCCGTATTTCTGTAATACCGGCAATACAAAATAGTCTGTTCCTTTTCCCTTTGTATCGCATTGTCCCGTAACAATCTCCGGCTCTCCGTGCGGCAAATTAAGATAACGGCGAATTTTATCTTCCGGGAATAAAAGCCCTTCACGTTCGATTGGTTCCTGCTTGTAAAGGCAACGATACGAAATATCATCCATCAACAATTGCTGATCCTCAAAAAATTCTTTCGTAAACCCAGAAAATTCATAATCAAAATTGCTCTCTCCGGTTTTTGGATCTACATCCGGCACAGCTATTACCTTTACCCGCGGGTTTCCCTCATACATATTCTGTATGCGCCCTATAACGTCGTGTACGCTCCATCTGGTGGCTATATGTATTTCCTTACAGTTCTTACCGTCGGTGTCCTGTATCTTTCTCTGGCGGGCATCTACAGCGTATTTATCCCACAATTTATCAAGTATTGCCGGATTCATAGCTTCTTCAATGCCGCCAATCATATCATCTACCAAAAGAAACTTAGACGCACGAACCTTACCGGCGTTTTTGCTTCCAACAGACGTACATTGTACGGATGGAAACGATTTGTACTTCCCGACATTAAACTGCTCCATCTTCGCATTTGTGCTTGTCACGGAAAGTTCCGGAAAAATTTCATTCCATGTATATTCTTCCGTATTTGTAACGATATCGTACACACCGTCATAGTACATTCTGGTAATATCTCCACTGTGTGAATAAAAAAGGCTGAAATCTCTAGGGAACCATCCGGCGACAAGCGCGTGAAACATTTTTTCAACCGTTGTTTTACCCGCACCTGGGACAAGTGATACGCACAGGATGTCATATCTATCATCAATCATGCCTTGCAGCGCATCTATAAGTCCGATTTTTAAGAATTGCTTTCTTCTTGGCATGTAAAACCGCTCTTTAGGCTCTCTTTTCTTTTCCAAATACTGGAAAGCACTATCCACAACTTTGTTTTGCGCTTCCAAAAGCAAAATTCCGTAATATTTGTCCAGAATTTCATAAGATACCTTGTTTTGGAATGAATATTTCTCTAAATCCCATGGTGTGCCGCCTGTAGATTGAAAAATAAACTGCTCCGTCAGTTCTTTCGCTCTTGCAGAAACCTTTAATCCATACTCAACATCCTTTTCTGTCAGAATGGCTACCCTTGCCGCTTCTTCCATGGCATCCATAACCTGTTCATCAACGCCATGCACCTGTATGTAATTTTCATATCCATTTACTGTGGAAATTAGGCTTGAACTTGCCAAAAGAAAAGCACCTCCGCAAAAAAGCAGAAGTGCCTTAAGACCTCTGCCAATAATTTTTGTTGGTTAGCGACTAACTCTGTTTGTTAGCCGGTAATTTTTTATTCCAATTTTGTTATGTTGTATTTTTCTGTTTTATCATCATATATTTTTGTTTCTAAAATTGCCGTGACGGATTCTCCAATTTTATTTGAATATTTATTATATGTGTCACTCCCGGATATAGCATATTCTTTACCATTATATTCAACAGTAATCTTGTAAACTGCCGGATGTGTAATTATTGTTGTTGTTTTACCATTAAAAATCGGTGTTATATATGCTGCTCTGTGGTATTCATCCACAACCTTAACAGTAACACTTGAATATTGTGTATCAACACACTTTTTACAGCCAATCAAAGATAATAAAAACAATGTACATAAAATAAAGCATATTATTTTCTTTTTCATAATGATTCCTTTCTTCTGATATACAGCTTAAATATTTGCTGAGCAGTGTTCTACCTCAAATTCATTATTTTCGACGTTATAAATTTGAACTCCATTCTTGTCCGTCTTGTATCTATCAAACACGCACGAAATATTTATGCCATTTCCAACATATCCAACGCTGTCCGCATGAAAGTCTATGTTGTATACCTTTTTCTGCCATTTCCCGTTGGCATAGATTTTTGTAAATCCACCTTTTCTAGTCTTAATTATAATTTTCGACCTCGTTTTTTTCATTCCAATGCACCTTGAACCCTTTCGCCGTGTAATTACCAACTGCCTGTTTCAGCTCTTCCTTGCTTTTATATTCCTCTCGAAGCATGATTGCTACCTTGTTCTTCTCAACAGCGTATATTCCGCAGGTAACTGCTTTGCTTGCCGTATCAAGAACTGCTTTATACTGTTTGCTGTTCATCTCGTATGTGCTGTTATTGATATTTACAATTATTTTTCATAAACCTTTCAAAATCTTCCATGCATTTATCGCACAAGTCGTATGTGACATTTAAAATGCCATTTTTTGTAATCGAATTTCCACACAATATTCCTTTTTTGATTTCTGCACCACACCTGTCGCAAGTGCGCCATTCTTTTTGATGTTTCATTCTTACACCTCTGACAAATCAATAACAATTAACACAGAACCATAACATTTCCATAAATCACATCTTTCTTCTTCGGCTGTTTTTCTATCAACATAAAGTGAATGCGGTTTGTTGCTTTTGACACTAACAAGTGCGTATTTGTATTCTGGATAAAACTTTTCTTTTGCTTCTGCAAGATCCACCTCTACACCAGCTTTCTACATTTCTGATATATCCTTTATTTCTCCATTTGGCAGTTTAACTTTAACTTCGTTCGCAATTACTCTTATTGTAATTTCCTTTGCTGTGTCTTTTGAGTAGATACCTGATATGTTATCAATGCCTACTACTCCCTTTACCATTTTTCCATCAAGTGATAGCGTTATAGTTCCCTTATTTGAACAGGCAAGCAACGCTTCTTTAATCATCTTCCACCAACTTTCTGCCGCAGATAGGGCAAAATGCAATATCAAAGTATCCTTTCGCCATACAGTGGTTTGAATAAATCACAATTCCGGGGACTTTGTCCCCTGTATTCATCATAATTTGCGCATTTGTCAAATTCGTTTCATTTGCACACTTCTGAATGGGAATATTAGCGCCGAATATTCTGTTATTATCATAATCCTTGCAAAATTCACACATTTCAATCACTTCCTCATAAACCTAGGTTCACAATCTTCCAAAGTTGTTACTTCTATCATTTCCGGTTCATGTCTGCAAATCCTTCCGTTTGAATCAATATATGGTTCCATTTCTATCTTCGTACGGAAACCATATGGAGTTTTGCAATAAGGGCACGCTTTCTTGTCACTTTCAATTGGTGCGCCACAATTTGCACAATTTAAAACCATATTTATACCTCAATCAAAGTATCAATCAGCTCGGCACCATCGTGGAGCAAGGACTTGAACCTTGCACCTGAAACCTTTCGACTATCAGTTTCACGAAGCGTCTTACTCAGGCAAATACCTTTCTTGCCATCCACGAAAACCGCCATCAGACGGTTAGCAATCATATTTTTCGTGCCATGCGTTGCACTATCCTGTGCGATATCACAGGAAATAGGCTGGTGAGGATTTGCACCTCACATAACAACGACTTTTCACAACGGGTAACACCCTTAACAGGTTCCTTCATTGCCTTGTTAATTCAATGACTTGTTCCTAACCAAAGCGTGGTTGTTTTATGCTTAAGCGTCTACCTTTTTCCGCCACAGCCTAATTGCATTTTTGACAGCTCAGGCACCGTGGGATAGGCACCCGAACTATCAATAGGAATCCGCCTGTATTGCTCGTCAGCAAATTACGGGACAACCATCATCCAACACCAAGCGTTCTTCCGCCTTGCCGCACTCCGCGGCAAACGCCACCGAACGGTCTCGCACCGTCCTTAACAGAAACTTCCTAGTAGCGAAAGGAGAAATACGAACTTTTCGTATTCCGAGATAAGCTTTAAACCTATCTCTCAATCGGAACGGCAGGACTTGAACCTGCGACATCAATTCAGTACATAGAAGAATGAAAAGATTGCTCTTTCCTCTGAGCTACGTTCCGTCACAGCGCGCATAGCGCGCCGTTTATGATAGTATTTTTGATCTTTTTATTTTGCCGACGTCCACTAACACCGAATAATTGCTTGCGCCGAGTTTTTTCTTGCAAAAACCGAATGCCAGTGGACTTAAGCTATACTGGATGCTCCGACTTCTCAGACTGGTGCTCAGCGTCACTGTCAAGATCCAGAACGTCGGTTTCTCCCGTATGTTTTTTTCTGCTTATATGTATTCTTCCGACCGTAGTTAAAATCTCCGGCAGGAAGCAAATACCAAATACTGGGTCATAAAAAACCATATCATCATCTCCAAATTGCAAATATATTGACAAGAAACAATGCAATAAGTGATCCCCAGACTGCCACAGCGTCCTTTTCGTTGCTGTTATCTCTTCCAAGCAAGAAAAACGTCAAAATAGCAAGGGCATCAAATGTTGTTATGACTGTTTTTAAAATCAACATGATTTACCTCCATTTTCAAAACTGATCGTACCGGACTCGAACCGATAAATGCTGGGATCAAAACCCAGTGTCTTACCATTTGGCAAACGAGCAATGCAAGCAATCTATTTCTCCGGCATATAGTAAACAATGTTATCAAATACTGTTATTGCCATACTTGGATCATCCATCTTGACGCATCTAATCGGTGTATTTTGTGATGCTGAAACTAATGCAGAAACTTGTTTCTCGTCCATATTTGTGCAAACTACCTGTACAGGCGCATATGCTTTATGCATGTCCATAAATACTTCTGCCGCTCGTTCTGGTGTAGCATATTTCCCAATGACAAAAGTTCTTCCATCAAAAGTAGCGCTTATGCATTCATAGCTTGTTCTAAATTCGGTCCGGTCAAAATCATATGAAGCATCTTTTTTCTGTGACACAACCCTCATTCATCTTCCTCCGATCCGTCCCAATCCGGACAAGAAAACTCTTTTTCTACATAATCTCCGACATATTCGCTCTCATTGTTTGTGCAAAAGTAATCTCCATTCTGCTCCTCACAATAATCGCAATTAAAACACATTTCTAACATTTTATTTGCTTCCTTTTGGAATCTTTTTGAATTTTATTATCGAGTGTAATTTTTGAAATTTATCTGATGTGAATTTGATTTGATTGTCTTTGATGTGATTATCGATAAAGTATTATCGCACTATACCATGTGCTGCATCCGATCCTGTATACCCCGTACTTTATGTCTACAACTTCCGAATGTACTTCGGTCAAGCATTCTATTTTCCTATTGACCATATCCTGGAAACTAATTTCAGAATCCGATTCTATTGGTTTCGTGATTTTGAGTGATCTTGTATAGTCCCTCCATGATAGACATGCCTTTTTGTTTTTGAGGATATTTGAGGGACTTAGTAGGCAGCTCCTTCTGGGCTTTTGCAACCCCCTCCCCCTCCTGTTGGCTGCTTCTTCCGGCGTTTTCCTTTGCTTTAAATTATTCTAATTGTTCGTGCAATTCTCTGTTTGCGTTCTAACTATTCGTTAAACCTAAGTTTCTTAAACTGTTTAAACGAAAGCATGCGGCGTAAGGCGCTTAAATACTGGGGTTTGAATTGTTTGAATTGTCTATCACGATTTCACCATTATCCGGGCTTGAATTGTCAAAGTTGTCCGGCAATCTCGCACAATTCCCATTCCCCAGTTTGGGGAGTTCCGAAGCTGTCAACGCTCTTGCTCTGGATCCCTGATCTCTTACGCCCGGCATATTAAAGCCGCAGTACTTGTTGAGTGACGGCATGTAGCACATTGGGTTATTTTTCCCAGAGGTCTGTAACCCAACAAGGCTTTCCTCTCTCATTTCGTCAATCTTTTTGCAAATGTCGGAATGTTCAGAGCCTAGTGCCTTATGGCTCCAATCGTTTAGTGTGTCCCTGTGTATGCCCGTGAAAAAAGTGAATCCAACAATATTTATTACCTTTTCGTAGTCATTGCACAGATTGACATATAAATCTAATATATCATTTACTTTTTTACTGTCATAATAATTTAAAGCATTATCCTGCATAAGATATACAGGATTGATCTTAAAAACATTGTCATATACATACTGACAACAATTATACCATCTATTCTGTGATACCTTGCACATATCCGTTATATTTCTATCATCCATCCAGAGGTGTATATATTTATCAATGTCATCTTTGTATATCTCGTCTATCTCTACTTTTTCTGCTCTCTGTGCGTCTGACATATATACCTCCTTTCTGGATCATAAAAATAAACCGATACAATCGAGATCATCAAGATCTTAACTGTACCGGTTGCATGACTTCCGTTTTCATCCTCCGGGTCCTGTGCGCTCTCTGTTGCCCGGATGCTTTTTGATTTACGATAACAATATCATTTGTGGATGCCCTTTGTCAAGTATCAATTTAAACTACTTGGTATATCGCATATATAGATTATATCCGCGCGTGTTAAAGTATATAGTTTATGATTTTTGTACTGTTGATATATATTATATAATATTTACTCCTTGATAAAAAAATACAATGTATTGGAGAGAATATACTAATCTTATCTACGTTTCCATTCTGTATACAAAATTTACCGCTTTAAAGTGTGAGTGTTTGAATACATCAAAAAAGAGAGGTAAAAACCTCTCTTTCTCTAGCTTTTATAAGCAGTATGCGATATAGTAAACTTTCCCAGCATCTTTTACTATTCCCCAATCAGGGAGAATCTTCTTTCCTTCTATCATCTGCTTATATTCTTCCCGCTCTTCCTCATCAACTCCCCATTCGTCCATGTATTGCGTGAAATTCTCTTCGAAGTCTGTGAAAATCGTTGATCCGTTTTTCAAGTGCTTTTCTGCTTCTGTTTTTGTGCATCCGTTTTTCATTAAAATCTCGACATCTGTCATAATTCATTCCCCTTTTTTTATCTTGTTTATTGGTTACTGGGCGGCTTTTGCGCCGCCCTTTGTTGCTTGGTGCTTAATTGTCCTCTATGCCCTTTTGGGTGTCGTCTATGAGACGATCAACCATTTTTTCGGCTTTCTCATAATCCTTAGCCTTCAATACTTCCTTAAGGTCTTCCAGATCCTGTAAAAGTCTTCTTAAGTAACTTTTAAATACGCTCATATCTTCGCTCATTTTTCTCCTTTCCGGCTTTCGCCTATTGCCTTTCGACAATATTATAATAACATTTTGTGCCTTATATGTCAATATATTTTTGTGCCTTATCTAAGAATTTTTTCATCGTGTTCCAGTTTCTCCGCTACCGCTAACTTGATAAAATCGTTTGCGCTCTTATACCCCAGCCTTTCAATGCGTTCTTTGGTGCCTTTGGAAAACCTGCAATTAACTCGCTCAAACTTATCGTCATACTTATATATTGCACGCCTTTTTGCTTCGCTTGTTTTATGTTCCATTTAACTTACCACCTTCCTATATTCTTTTTGTATATTATAGCCTTTTGTGCCTTGTATGTCAATATGGACTCGTTTCCCTGTTATAGTTTTTTGTGCCTTGTATGTTTTTCACAATATAGCGCTGTTTTTGTGCCTTGTATTTCGTGCATTATTCCCATTGTTTTTGTGCCTTGCATATTGTATTATAATTTCAACAGGAAAACAAAAATATTATTCGCGGAGGTATCCATTATGAATGAATTAAATTGGTTAGTGGTTGTCAGAACCAAAGCATCAAAATTTGAACCGGAATACAAGAATGTTGTGGCTGCTTTTAACTCGCTTGTGCTTGCAGAAGATTTTATAAATTTAGTTATTCCAGCAGAAACAAGAAAAAGGTTTTATATCGAGCATAGATAAAAAAGCCGAAACGCCCGCTAGGGCGTCAGCCGCGGAATGGTCTCCCGGCTCTGATGATGGCAGACCAGAAAGGGAATTTATGGAAAATTTAAGAATTGAAAACAATAAAATTTATACCACTACAGCAATTGGTAAAACAGACGTTTTTGAGATTGTCACAAAAATTCCGAAAGGATTTTTTGTCTGGAATATCGGCGAGAACATGGGAACGCATGAATATATTCCGCTGTGTCAGCTTTTGCACCCAGAAGACAGTAAATGCTTTAGCATTAACCCGAAAACGCTTAAAGCTATAAAGGTTTCGCCGGAAGAATGGGAAAAACTTGAAAAAGCAGGAAACTGGGGAATTGGAAATCTTAAGCAGGCAGAAAAATCCTTGAAAAGCAAGCGCCGCGGCTACGTTTCGGATAAAAAAAGAGCCGCTGCAAATATTACAATAGACATCTTTCGGAAAATTTGCGAATAGTCGAAACCGCCCGCGCGGCGGTCTGGTGTAGGGTTGCAACCTTGCCACTGATGAGACAAGCAAAAAATATAAAATGAAAGGTGTTAAAAATGAAGATATTAGCAAATAAAAACGGCTTTGTATTAGCTCATGATGAATACTATGGAGATTATTGCTTTGGTACAGAAAGAGAAATCAAAAACCTATCTATGCCTTGCAATCAGTATGGAACAAAGAAAGAAATAAAGGCAGAATTAGAGCGTTGGAAAAAAGAGGTTGATTTTGACAATCCAAGAATACTTGAAGTGGAAGCCTTTTTTATATCTGTTTTAACACATTGCGAAAATTAGTCGAAACGGTGGAGATTCCCACCGTCTGTAGGAACCGCCCCACCTACACCGATGAGACAGGGCACAAATGAAAGGATGGTTGAGCATATGAACAAATTAGAAGAAGCCCAAAAAGCATTTTTGAAAGTTAGGGATTATTTATTGGAAAATCAAGAAGATTTTGCACTCGCAAGGGCATATAAAAAGCCTTGGAAGTGGTACATGGAACATGCTGAGAAAGAAGCTATTGAGATTTTGAGAAAAGAAGTTAACGCATAGAAAGGACGGTTGATATTATGGAATTTATGGAGAAATTGCAGAAACAAAAAGACGATGCGAAAGCCGCTTATATTAAAGCCCGGGACGAATGGGCGGAAACCAGAACCGCCGAAAACATCAAAGGGGATCCCGAAAAGTGGCGCGCCCTTTGTGATCGGAAAATGGATTGTATGCGATTGGGTGTTATCATTTAAGCAAGTGCAGGCGGTGCAATGTTCCGGGGTTCGATTCCCCGGCTTGCCTTTACCCGGAAACGGGAAAATTTGAAAATATGGAGGAATGAAGTATGAAAAAAGAAAATTTTGAGTTATTTTTGGGATGTCTTGGGAATGGCATTACTGTATGTAATAAGTCAGTAGAGGAAAACGGCGCTTATAAGACAATCGCACATATCGCGGAATGTGGGAAAATTACATGGTATGTAAACCCGGTTTCCTGTGTTCCTGGTGGCGATCTTTTAAAAATTGAACATTTCGCAGATGTTCAGCGTGAAAAATGGGAAAAGTGGCTTGATTCTATGCCAGAATTGAAAAGATATGAAAAGCTTCTTGAAACTGTCCCAGCTGATATTATGCTTTACGCTATGAATTTAAACGGCGAACTTTGGCAGAAAATCAATTATTTAAAACAGGTATGCTATGAGAAATCATACTTTTAATACAGCCGCCGCAGAGGATTACAGCCGGATCACTTCCGGCGGCTTTTTTGTTTATACTTGTTGACGCAAAGCAGATGCATTGCGCGTTGACATTTTGGATGTATTGTGCATATAATGACTTATAGGCATGTGCGCGCCTGTATAGTTGCAATGTCATGTAGACGTTTGCTTTATTTGTTGTACTCATTTTGCGCATTTGTGCGGAGGTTTCCGCGTCTGCATTATTTCAGCGCTTTCCGAAGGGAGACGGCACATAGCAAGATCAAGTACGACCAGATCATGGATGAGTGCAATCTGAACTTGCACTTGCAAAAAAGTTTCAAAAAAATTTTGCAAAAATCTGAACAAAATTTTCATAATCTCAAAAACGGTTTTTCGTGCCGAAATCTGACCCTAGGGGGGTATCAAATTTTTTCCGAATATCTGGGCGAAAATTTCAAAAATTTTTTAAAAATTAAAAAACGAAAATCCTTGTCCAATTCTTAAGGTAGGGGGGATTGGAAATTTTTCCGAAAGTTTTCGGAAGTAAAAAGTAAAGCTTTTGCGGCATAATCGCTTTTGTTTAGTTCATCTATCAACTTTTCCCTTGTCATCCCAGGGTTTGTCTTCTGAACGTAATGAAGTAAATCGTCTATTTTGTCCACTATGCCGCCCTCCAATCAATGTTTGCCATCAAATCATCCAGCAAATAAATCAAATCTGCCCCATACAGGCTTATCCAGTCCGCGAGATACTCTTCCTGCTCAATCGGCATATGAATGTTATAGGAAAAGCAAAAACAATGACAAAGTTCATGAGCCAGTATTTTGCGCAAATAGCCATTTTCTGGTTTATCCGAAACATATATTATCCTATCATTCCAATCAGTCACAGCAAGGCTAATAGAGCCATCAGAGCGCATTAATTTATGACTTGCGCCGTGAACAAATTCTATTTTCCATTCAATACCATTTATCAAAAACATATTTTACCTCCAAAAAAGAAACCACCAGCCAAATATCAGCTAGTGGTTTCTAAATTCATGCTTATTTTACCTTTTATTCTTCAATAAGTAGGTAATTGATGTATCTTGTCGCCGTATCGTTGAGGTCTCTATTGAAATCAAGCAGATCAAGAGCGTATTCCGGTGGATATCCATAACTGGCGTAATATGCCTTTTCGATTGCGCGTAAGTTATGCAGATCCGATAATTCCACGAGAATCTTGTGATATAAAAATTTTCGAGTCCAACCAAACCGTTCCAGGATTATACTTAACTTCCAGTTGTTCTTTGAAAACCATGTTTCCGTTTCATGTTTCCATCGAATCTCCCAGTGCTCAAACGGGTCTTTCTCCGTAATTGCAGGCTGCGGGTTTTTCAGCGCCTGTTCCATGTCGTGGAAGCGATTGATGTATTGAGCTGTGAAAGCCGTTCCCTTTACTCCGGTCAGCTTGTGCGCGATAAATTCGCATCCTTTCTTCGTGATGTCATAGCAAGGTCTGCTTTGGTTGTTAGCATCTTTATATGTATTTTCTCGAAAGAAATCAACCAACGCAATTTTGCTCTCGTTGCCCAAGCCAATATTGGCTTGGGCGATTTGCGATGTATATCGCCGTATATCTTTCAATAATTTGCCGTGTTCTTTCCCAACCATTTCCGAAACTTCCATACTGGTTAACGTCTGTTCTAATTGTTTCATATGAATATTGTTCATCAGCAAATCCCCCATTTCTGCTTAAATGAAATAATTGTTTTCAAAATAAACTGCAAAAATTTTTCGTCCTGTATGCTCTGGATTTCCGTTATCAGCTGTTCTTTCATCTTGCACCGCCTTTCTTTACAAGGCGGTAAATACCGTCGTGATCTATTACGTCCTCATCATTCAAATCTGCCATAAATATTACAACGCCGCGCAACAATTTTTCGTTATCACATTGGATTGCAAGCCGAGAAAGCAACGATCTGTACTGCTCAATTTGGCTCGGCAAATAAGTTCCATCCTTTTTTATGATTTCATTTCTGAAAATGTCCTTAAGAATTTCGCTGGCAATATCAACCTCATCGGATTCGTTCGGCAGTCCGAGCAAATTCATGGCTGATGTTACCACTTTGCGAAAACCAATCGGGGAAAAATTATCAATGTCCGTTTCGGTACTCCAACCACGGTTATACTTCATCCTCTCGATTTCCACAACATGATTCACTTTCTCCATCAGCGCGTCACTATTAAGTATCGTTCTTACAATTTCTTCAATGTTTCTCATAGATTTTTCCTGCCTTTCAATTTTTTCTTGAAAAGAGATACTCTCTATGATAAAATATTTCACAGAGAGTTATCTCGGTTGATAAGAAGTTGTTTTCGTTGGTAGCGTGGCAACTTCTTATTTTTTTTGACCTTTTAGCTTTTCAATCCCCGCCCTTATAAGTTCTAATATGGAATATCCACTTTCTGATGAAAATTTCATAATTTCATCTTTTTCTTGCTTCGATACTCGAACATAAAGTCTTTCATTCATAGGATTGTCAACTTTAGGTCTGCCTGTGCGTGGAGACATTCTCAGCACCTTCTTTCTGTACGCACATTTAATATATAATAGTACGCACAAAAAGTCAATACCTTTTTGAAAAATTTCCAAATCCACAAATCACTAGCTGATATTCAGTTGTCAATGTTCAAACAAACAGGGGCATTGCTGCCCCTGCCATTACATTTTGGAAACAAGCGTTGACAGCTTGCTTTTTGTCATTGTGCGCTCTTCCGGTGTCATGTCGGAGATAAGTTCCGCCATATCCTCCGAAAGCTCTTTCATGTATTTTTCAAGGTCATGCATCTTTGCGTCCTTGTCCTCAGGCGTATTGCCTTTGTGAAGCTCTTTGCTTTCCATGTAGCTTCTGCGGCTCATTCCGCTTTTGCCTTCTCTGCGGTCACGCATACCGCCATCTGCCGCAATTGTAGGCTCTGTGTAATACATTTTGCCAGAGTGACGATCCATATCACGGTCGTGTTCCATTTCCCGGTACATTTCCGGTGTCATGTGCCAGTACGGAGGTTCTTCATATCCGCGGCGCGTACCTCTTCCCTTTGGCGCGAATCTGCCGTCTGCATACCGGTAACGGTCATAATACCGTCTGCCGTCTCCGTAACGCTCAAACATATCAAGAACCTGCTCTGGGTCTGATTCGTCCATTGATTTTGTAAGCGTCCGGTAATACATGGCTTCCGCAAGGTCTTTAAGCATGTCCGTGACTTTTCCCATCTCTTCTGTATCTACACATTCGATACCTTTTGCAAACTCACACTCTGCGCTTTCAGACAGTTTTTCGATCATTTCGTGCATTCTCTTAATATCCATAAAACCGCCCTCCTTACGCTTCCCGGACTGCAATTAAATTGCTGTTCTGAACTTCGATTGCCTGCGCAGACGTATTCTGTACCGCTACCGTAACACAGCAACCGCGAGGAACGTCCACATATGCCTGCGCCGAAACGTTAAAGAAGTTTTCAACTGCCGCCGGTGTAACAATCATTCGAGTTGACTGCAACGGTTCTCCATCAATTGCAATAGCCAGTGAAATAGCTTCAACTGTGCCACCTGTAGGAATTTGAATGTTTCCGGAATAAGATACCAAAAATCTTGCCCGGCACTGATTTGTAAGTCCTCTTAATTTAACAATGCCGCTTCCCTGTCTATGAACAATGCATTTTGTTGCGCATACCGGAGTTTCTGTAAGTGCTACATCTTCGCCCTGTGCAACTGTTTGTAATGCAATTCCTGTAAATTCTGCCATAATATGACCTCCTTATTTTAATTCTGCTATTGTTTTTGTATCGGAGCTCGAAAAAACAAATCCGTGGTCTGGAGAAAATTTTTCCATCAATAGCTCAGAATAATCTTTTTTTGCCATTTTTTCTACTGATCCAGTTATTTCCGCAAGAGTTTTAAGCTCCGAAATGTTAAGCTTTTCAAAATCAATCTTTTTGATTGCTTCGATAAATTTATTTTTAATTTCGTCCATGTATTCTACCTTCCTATTCATGAAATAAAGGGCAAACATATTTCAGTCTGCCCTTTGCGCTTATAAGTAATACTGCTTTTGCAGACATAGTCGAGTTAAACTCAATTAAGATACTCAATTATTCAATTTTGTGTAGCAACTACTTTTAGCAGCTACATCCTGTGTTGCATCCACAACCATACGCATAAGCGTTAGGATTTGGCACAACATATGCCGGGATTGCAGCTGGATTTACAGCGTTGATGATCTGCTGGGTCTGTGCCGACATTGCAGTAGTGAGCAATGCAGACTGGCGATCCTGTGAAGCGGCTCTTCTTAAGTCGTTATTTTCTGCCTGTAAGGAAGAAATCTTTTCCTGGCACAGGTAATCAAGGATTGCCCTTGTTCCTGCCTGCTGACTGTCAATAATGTCTCTCGTGTTGCTGTTCATGGTGTTCTGCAGCGCACAGGTGTTCTGCGCCATATTGTAGTTCACGCCCTGGATAGCTTCTCTGGTCTCACAGCAGCAATTAGCCAGCTGGGACTGCAAAGCATTCTGTGCCTGCATAAGTGTTACATTTGTGGTATTAAATCCCTGCTGCGTCTGATATCCAAGGTTGCAGATTGCATTGTCTACACCATGGAAACCGTTCATAACGGCGGTATTCTGTGCGTAAAATCCATCACAGAGACCATTTGCAATACCATCTAACTTCCCGATGATAGCCTGCGTGTCAAATCCACGCTGAATTGCAGAGTCGGTGTATGCAGATGCTGTCGCTCCCATGCCTCCGTTTCCTCCCCAGCCATTGCCGCCAAAGCCGCCCCAGCCAAAAATCATAGCGAAGATAATGATAGCCCACCAGCCATCGCCGCCCCACATGCCATCATTGTTTCTTCCGTTTCCTGTCACTGCTGCAATATCAGCAAGACTAGGAGATGCGTTTCCATTAAACATTTTGTTTACCTCCATCTGATTTATTTACAAATGGGATAACCGGTTATTGTGCGCGCAACCCAAAATGTACTAATGATTAAACATACTCATAACCTTTTGCTTTGCTTCATCTACTGTAATTCCTCTTTCTTTGCAGAGATTCTCCGCCATTGTCTTAAGTCCGACCGTATCTCCGCTTTGATACATCTGCATGGCATTTTTAGCCATTGGATTGTTTTGCATCTGCGGAGAATTTATCATTTGGTTCAAAATCATTTGCATCAGATTCATTCGGATTCACTCTCCTTTTTAATTTGAGAAGTTTTTTTCTGTGGAACCGGAATTTTACCAATACGTTCCTCTAACTGTTCAATTTTCCCAAACAGTTCGTCAAACTTTCCCATAAATGCCCCTGTGCACTCGTCTGATAGGTCAAATTTCATTTTTTCCGTCTCATGCGATAAATTGTTAGTCATATCATTTAAAACAGGCTTAAAAACGATTGTGCGGATTGTACCATCTGAGTTCCAGCTTTTGGCGTATATTTCCGACATATCCTGCTTTGGGAAAAACGCCACGCTTCCATCCATCGGCACATCGTTTGCAGTAATATTTTCAACAGAAGGCACAATTTTTCCATTTATTCCAATAGGCGTCATTTGTGGCTGCTGAATTTGCTGTGTTTGCGCCGGTTGAAAATAATTTTGCGGCTGTTCAATTCTTTGCTGATTACCATATGGATTATACCCATATGATGCCTGATAAGGAATTTGCTGACTATATCCCGGTGCCGGATAAACTCCGTTCATGTTCATTTTCTTCAACCTCCTCCAAAACATCCTCGATTGCGTGAATGATAGATGACTGCGTTGACAAATCTAATGATTGCAATTCTTTTCTGGCAAAAATTTTCTCAAGAACATCGTCAGAAAACATTATCATCCCTCCCTTTGCTTATATTGTGGCATAAAAAAAGACGGTAAAACCGCCAGAATACCGTCTAAATAACGCCTGTTTCCCGCCGTATCACCGCCAAAATTGCAATAAAAAAAGAACGCCTTAAGCGTTCGTACGTTTGTTCGTGTTACCTTTGGTGTTACCTTTGATTTTTACTTTCAGAAAAGGCACCATTCAGAATCTCCTTTCTTCCAGTAAAATCAAGGCTTCACAAGGTTTTCAATTTTAAAAAAATAGTAGCGGAAGGGAGATTTGAACTCGGTATCAAACCCCGCAAACCCGCATAAAT